CCTTTGGTGAATCTTCCGTTAGATTCTAATGGAAATACCTTAGAAGGCACATACATCCTAAAGTATTTTATTGAAGATGTCACAATTCCAGGCGTATATTCGGAAGTTACATCAACAATAAATCTCAATGTATTAAAAGAAGGCAGTATTGCAAGTTGCAAAATTGTTCCTAAATTAAACATTGATGTAAATTGTTTCTGTTATCAATTGACAGCAACCGACAATACTGTTTACAGTTTAGCTGGCTATGATGTAACTCTAAATTCAAGAATACTTACGGTAGTTATACCGACCATTCCCGGACAGCCAACGCCGACACCTGTTGTCACAACAGATGCTACAATAACACTTGGATTTGATTATTCAAATGTAACCTACATAGTCAATTTAGAAGCCGAATACGAGCATACAAATGGAGATGGCACTATTGTAGTCATTGAGAATTTACTTGCTTCATACAGCGAAAAAATAGCTTGTGACTTTAATTTGTGTGCATTGGTTGAGTGTCTTGCAAAAACAATGGCAGCATTAGAATCAAAAGCATCAAGAGTTGGTGGATGGCCTAACTTGCCAGTCTATGAAAGAGATACAATTTATCAAGTGCAACAATTAATTACACTTTTAGAATTGTATCGAAATTGCGGAAATTACACTAAGGTATATGACATTTACAAGAAGCTAATTGCTTTGATTGGGTGCGATTGTGGATGTTCGGAAGGCAATGGTGACCAACCAATAGCAGTATCTCCTTCGTGTGGAGGCTCAGGTGCTGTAACGGATATTGTTGGCATATATCCGATTGTAGTAAATCAAGCTGGATTGACAGCAACAATTAGTCTTGACCCTTCGTTTTTGGCAATTTTATCAAATGTATATACTGCATCAAATGGTATTACGTTAGTACCTGGAGCAACCAGTGACTTTAGACTTGGAGGTATTTTATCGCAAGATACATCAATATCAGCTGCTGGTGTTTATGATTTTGAATTGCAGGGAATGAAAAGCATAATTTTAAATGCTTTAAATGATCTTAATTTACAATCTACAAGTGGGAATATTTTACTTGATGCGCTTACAAGCATTACATTGCAAAGTGGTAGCGGATTGTTAGATTTTAATAATTTGGAACTTGTTGCATCTGTTTTGCTTGAAATAGAAGGAGCGTTAGGTCTAAGAATTAGAACACCAAACACAATATCATCAACTGCTCAACCGGGCGATGTTTTGACATTGGTAAATCCTGTAAATGGCGCATGCGATTATAGTCCAGTTACAAATGTTTTGTATTTTAATGATAATCCAACAAATGCTAATTATAATGATGATGGTGCAGGTGGAACGCCAGTATTGACATATAATATGCCATTAAATACATTAAAAAGCACTGGAGATTACATTGATATAGATTGTCTATTGACAGTACAAGGAACGACTGGCGATAATCCAGTATTTAGTGTGTCAGGATTTCCTTTGTTTCAGCATACAGCAAATGAAACGTACAAGCAAACATTAAAAGGTAGGATAGTCAGAACAGGAGCGACTTCTTTTTATTGTGCATTTACAAGTGAAATATATGAATTGTCTACTGGAGTATTTATTGAAGCATTGCATCAAAATAGTACAGGTACAATTGATTGGTCAATAGCTCAACCTTTAACATTGATTTTTGATTTAGGCATGGGCGATCATGTATCAACGTGGAAACATTTTATAGTAACCAAATTCAAAATATAATGTCGTGATTAATGTTCAATACATTTTTGAGGCCGTTAATGACTTGACAAGAAAAAACAATGCCGGTTACACTTCTTCAGAGGAGTTTAACCGGCATTTAAATCAATGTCAAGATATGTTAATGAGATACTACTATAAGTTGTTTGAAGAAGGACAAATTATAGTTGATAGTTTAATGCCATTTCTAAAGCAAAGCAATTTAATAATTGGCCCCGGAGCGCAGGTTGCATTTCCTAACGATTACAGGCACAGACTGGAAGTTGGTTATCTTGAAATAAACAATCCTGATTGCGGACAAAACGAGCCAACAATAAAGCCATCTCCGTGTCACTATTTGGCAGCAAACGAAGTAATGGAAACATTGTCATCGCCTATTCGAAAGCCAAGTAAAGCTAAAGGAATTTACAAGCATACATTCATAAACAATAACATCCAGTTATATCCATTGGATTTGACTGGATATATTCATTTCAAGTACATTAGAAAACCAATACAAGCGGAATACGCTACAACGGTTGATGTTGTAAATAGAATTGAAGTTTATGACCCATTAACATCAATAAATCTTGAATGGCTTGACCAGGACAGAGATAATATTGTTGATTTGTTGTTGTTTATGAAAGGAATAGCATTGCGTGAAACTGCTTTAATTTCATGGGTACAACAAAAGAATGCATTTAAAAACCAAAAAGTTATATAGTCATGACTAAAGGCGAAATGGTTGAATTGGTTTATCTGTATATAACAGGAGGCCAATTAAATCCAGACATAAACATAAAGCGTGAAGATATATCAGCAATGCTTGCAGCTGCTGTAAATTTTGTCGTGCTGAAAGAATCAAGAATACGCCGACAAGAATCTATGCAGGAGTATGGTGGAAACTCTACTGGCATTGATGTAGATTTCTTAGGAACATTTTATTTAGATGTTTTGTATGACGAAGAAAGAGAATTGTTCTATATTCAGCCAACAGTAAGAGTAGTTCCTTTGCCAGGCAACAGAGGTATAGATACCATTGCGCCAATGGCTGGTTACAGAGAATTTAAAAAGCTAAAAGGACAATTTGAAGATGTTGGAATTGAACATGTGTTAAGGGATATTACGAGATATTGGTTTGAGCGATTAGGCGAAACGCAGCGAGTGTTTTTTAAAAACATTCCAAGTTCAATTAAAAAAGTAATTCTAAAATCAGTTGTTTCTGCAAATGACTTAGGGCCTAATGATGAAATACCAGTTCCATCAGGAACAGAATTTGAAGTTTTACAAATTTTGCAGCAATGGTTTAGCGGAGAAAAATCAATACCAGAAGATTTGAGAAACAACAATTCAGATGGCAGTACGCCAATAAATATTCAAAAAAACCCAATAAGATAATAGCTTATGTTAAACATGCACAATAGCCCAAGGCAAGACCCAATTTCATTTCAGACCTATGACCATACGGTCAGGGATATATGTGCGTATTTGGGCGATGACGAAGCCAAAACACTATATGTAAAGGTATCAAGGTTTTTAAGATTAGCTGTACAGGAATTGCACTTGTATCTTATACCAAAAGCTATAAAATCAGTTGTGTTAGAAGTTAATGATAACATGACATTAGATTTGCCACAAGACTTCCAAACATTGAGTAAAGTAGGAGTATGTTGCGATGATGGTAGGATTAGACTTATAGGAAGGCAGGATGACAGATGCATACCGGGGCAGGAACCAGTATTTGATTGTTGTGAATGCGAAAATGAACTTGCGACACCAACAACGCCTACTGCTTGCTGTGCATCTTGTACGTTTCACAATGTAAATTGCGACCAAAGTATCGATTCTTTTACAGAAAGATATTTAGGCCTTAGTGGTCCTTTTGTAAATTACTTGTATGGCATGACACCGAAGATGTGGAGATCGGGAACGTATCGAATGGATGAACGTAACAATAGACTAATCATGGGTGATGGCACAGATGTATATCCGGGTGCAGAAATAGTCATTGAATACAATGCTGCATTATCAGATGACCAATACGATTTAATTCCCAAAAAAGCTGTTCCTGTGCTTATGTATAAAACAGCAGCTATGGTTAAAGCTGATAAGAATCCTGGTGCAGCAGAACGAGAATTTCAACAATTTAAAATACATTACAGATTGTTGAAGAAAACGTATGAAACATATACCTTAGAGGATTATGTAGCAGCACTTAGAGGAACATATAAATCATCTCCAAAAAGATAAAAAATGCAAGAAGAACATCTTAACCGGCCTAATGTATTTGTCGGTGGTATGAACCTTGATGATGATTTGCACTTTATAAATCCACAAGACTATATAGAGGCATACAATGTATTAAACACTGCTGGTGCATTGCCCGGTGCAATGACAAATGCGCCTGGTCAAGTTGAAATATTCAATCCATTTTTACCATTGTCTGGTAACAATGTAGTCATTGGTGCATGTGAGGATAAAAGAAATGGAGTAATTTATTACTTTGTCTATAACAGTAAAAGCAATCATGCTATTTACAAATTTAATCCAAACGACAATTTAAGTCCAAATGTTAATGGCAGCATTGAATTAGTAATGCAAGGCCAAGCATTAAATTTTAATTTAGATTGGAAAATTAGTCATGCAAGATACATAGATGATAGGTATTTATATTGGGTTGATTCTTTTTCAGAAAGTAATTCCATTGAAGGTAATCCCCCAAGAAAAATAAATGCCGTTAAATCGAATATAACCAATAAGCCTTTAGAGTACGAAGTAATAGCTGGTTTGCCTGGACAAAATCAATTTGCTACATCATTAGTAGATGGTAATTCAGTTGTAGTAGAAATAAGAGATAGAGCAACAGGTGCTATAATAAATGGTACAACAGTACCATCTGCATTATTAAATGCATTTGTAAATGACCCTTATGGATTTTTAAATCAGCTTACAATACAATTAAATTTTTTGTCAAAATGGTTAGTAGCTGAATATTGTGACCAATGCAGAATTTCAATTGTAATGAATGATGCATCAACGTACTTAGAAATATATGAAACTGCTCCTCCAACACCGGACAAAAACATATTATTTGTAAGGACAAATCATTATCCTGATGTAATAAGAGAAGAACATATTGAAGTGCTAAAATATCCTCCAAGATGTGAGGCATTTCCAATCTATAAAGTTGATACCAATTATCCTGCAAATAATGTCAATCAGACAATCTTTCAGTTCAGGTTGAGGTATTGGTACGATGATGGAGAAAAGTCTGCGTGGGGGCCAATTACATTGATTGCATTACCTATTGACAAGGCAGGAGAATTTTTGGTCAATCTAAACACTATCGAAATTGATTATACAGACGAAAGGTTAAACGATCCCGATAGTTTAAATATAATTCGAAAAGTAGAAATAGCATTTAGAGAAGGTAACGATGGTGTGTTCCGTTCAATTGATGTTATGGATATTTGTGAAATAGGCATTAACAAGCAGATATATAATTTCAGAAATGATAAAATGTATTCTGTTGTTGCCAGTGATGATGTTGTTGCAAGCGGACAAACACAAGCGTTAAAACTATTCGATTCATTGCCAAGAATATCTGGAACAATGGAAACTGTTTCAGACAGGGATGGTAACAATAGACTTTACTATGGCGCTAACCTTGAAAACTATGACAATCCTGACTGTATTGAATTGAAATGGGATTTCGATACTACTCCTGATGACCAATGCTATGTGAACATAAAAGGTAAGATTGAATTAAACTATTTTGCCAACATGCATAATGATGGGTATTTTAGAAGTAGGCAGATTTCTACATTAGTTCCTGCAGACCCAAATGAATTAGTAATAAATGGATTTGTTGTTTATCTTGCAGGAACATCCTTCTATGGAATATCTGAATCATTTGATGTTCCAGCAGTTGTTACGCCTACCGGTGAATTTGAAATAAAAAATGTACCAAGAGGTATATATGTTATGCGTGTTGCTAATTGGAGATGTAGATTTGATGATTCAAAAGGTGAAATATACAATTTGAATAATGGAATAGCATGGCAAAGAACATCTGCTCCAGTTATTGATTGTGCAGGTTCATTATTAGCAGGTGAGGCCCAATACGAAAGAACTCTTGATTTAACATTAGCTGGGAATATATTTGATTTATCATCAGAACCAGGGTATGGACCAATATTAATACAAAATTGGGAAATAGGCGTAACATCAGATGCAGTACCATTTAACAATGCGTATGCCGGTTGTGAATTTTATTATTTAGATGCTAATGGAAATGCAAGTACAAATTCTATTAGAAGAGGTGCTATTGGCGTAGAAAGACAAAATATATTTTTGCAAGGATGGAACGGTAGCTTGCTTTTCCAATGGGTTCCTTTGGGTAACTATTTAGATGGCGTAACTATTGATTTTTCATTAAGTTCTAATTTGGTTACAGACCATAATGGCTATGGATGGACATTATGGTTAACAGCTATGTTTGACCCATTTTTTATCAATCAAGATTTATCAGATATAAAAGAAACGAGAATCGCTGTCAGAGATGCTTGTGCAAATACAACAAGAAATTTACAGTGGGCAGGTGCATCACCGCCTGATACTGGGCTTGTTATGTATAACAATGGTTTAGAAGCATTATGGACTAATACAGATGTTGATTCTAATGGAGATGGTTTAACAAATTTTAGATTAAACTTAGCAACACAAGTTATTATCTATAATGTAGATAAAGTTGTAACTACCAAAAACAAAACAATTATTGAAGGCAATATTGAAGAAAACAATGGAACGCCTTTAAAAAATGTGTTAGTATGGTATCAAAGAAATGGCAGACCTCAGTTTACTGATATACTTGGTGGTTATTCAATAACTATTTATTGTCCTTATGACTTCGATTATCGTAATGATGACAATTTAATTTCTACATATCCAACAGACAATTGCTATGACTATCCTCCAAACATACAATCACAAACTCCAGATGTTTCTAATTTCTGTTCAAGTCCGTATGATTCAACTAATCCTTATACTGCAACCACAATTGTTTATCCTATAAATGGGGCAATAGTTCAGTTGGATAGGTATTTAAAACGTGGTGGTGTATATCGTACTGGTATTGTGTATGAAGATCGTGGTAATAGAAAAGCAACAGTTGCTGAAGGCGATGTGTTGCGTATTCCGTATTTTACTGAAACAGGCGTTGGATTTACTCGTGCAAGTCCAGTATGGACAATTTATAGTCAACCGCCAGAATGGGCAACGCATTATCGTGTTGTACTTACAAAAGACAGTTATTACAGGAGATATTTACAATGGATTATAAATTCAGTTGAATACTCAATTATATCTTCAGTTGAAGCAACTCCAGTTCCAACATCTTTTTCAAGTGGAGATGCCACGCACGTTATGCTGGAGCTAAGTGGATTGATAGTTGATGATGTACCTACAAGCAATAGTGTAGAATGGTTTTTCTTTGGCACTAACTTAAATGGGTTTTCGGCACAACCTAAAGACCGAATAAGATTTATCTTAGACGATACTGGTACATTGGTAATAAATACAGGCATTTATGACTTTGAAATTGTTGGTATTTATAGAGATGGCCTTAAATACTATCTTGTCATAGAAACCCCGGAGATATTTAGAGAAATTAAAGCAGGATGGTTAATTGAAGCATATACTCCTCAAAAAAATGAAGAAGTAGTATTTTTTGAAATGGGAGAATGTCATAAAATACTTGATGCAGGTTTGCCAACAAGAAGGCATGCTGGAACATTACAAAATCAAATTGTAGGTGTTCAGCCGGCAGAAGGATTTTTGGCAGGTGGCGATACTTATTGGAGGGTAAAGAACTATTCTGTTGGTGATACAGTAACATTTAATTATCAAGTAGAAAATGCAAGTATAACAGATAGATTTGATAGTGAATTTTCCGACATTGGAAGGCCAAATGTAAAAGATGATGATTTTGGAGAAAGATTTTATTTTAACAGGATAAGATTGTCGGGCATATACATACCTGATTCTAAAATTAATGGTTTGTCGGCATATAAATCAATTGATTTCCAATCATTGGATTTAAAGTATGGCACTATCATGAAGATGATAGCTGCTGATAATGTATTGCTTTGCGTGTGTCAAAACAAAACACAACCGATATATGTAGGCAAGGATAGAATATTGGATTTGACTGGGGCAGGTTCTATTGGGCGTTCAGACCAAATTTTAAACATTGCGGATGAACTAAAATTTGACTATGGTACGCATAATCCCGAATCGGTTATTGAACAAGATGGGTATGTCTATGGCTTAGATTTATACCAGGGTATAGTGTGGAGATATGCAACTAATGGCCAGTATTCAATTTCTGATTATAAAGCCAAGAGATATTTTAATAACATTGGCAGAGAATTATTTCCTGTAAACAGAAAACTTACAAGGGTTTATGGATATTTTCACCGAGAATACGGCATGTATGGAATGTCATTTATGCCAAATGATTTATTTGAAGAAGGAATGAATATAGAATTTGCTGAAGGCAAAAATCGTTGGAATAATTTTAATGACTATGTAGGTGAATGGCATCAAGCTGTTGGTGATAAATTGGTATCATTTAAAGATGGTATTCTTTGGTTACACAATGGCATTGGTAGTGTTCATTGCAATTTTTTTGGCAGCCAGTACAATGCAAAAGTAAAATTTGTTTCCAACAATGGACCAAGAGCAGTTAAAAACTGGTGGAACTTGCAAATACAAGCAGACCATCAATGGTCAGCACCATACATCTATGCACCAAAAAGCTATTCATACCCTAATGGAATGTTAAGTGAATTAGCCCCATCGCATTTTTCTGTTGAAGAAGGAATATGGAAAGCAGATTTTCTAAGGGATAAAACTGACCCAGACCCAAGGTTTAATTCTATACCAAATTTGACAGAAAGAGAAATAAGAAAATTGCTAAATGGAAGAGTTTTAAGGGGAGAAATTTTGATAATAGAATTAGAGTTAGTAAATTCGAGCCAGTTTAGCGTATTAAGGCGTGTAGATGTAGAGCATACACTTTCAATGGACACTAAAGCATAAAATTATGTTTATACCACTATCAATTTTAGGAGGATTAACTTCTGCTGTTCCGGCAGCATATCAGTTGTTTACAGGAATGAAACAACAAGCACAAGCAGGCATAGGATTGTCAAGACTTAAAAGGCCTGAATATAAAACACCCGAAGAAGCATTGAGGTCAATGAATGTTGCCCAAAACAGATATGCTGATAAATTTATGCCCGGTCAAGGAGCATATATGGACCGAGTTGAGCAACAAGCGGCAAATGCCTTTGCTCAATCATCTGAAGCAGGTAATCCATTTGCATTGATTTCTAACATACAAGGTCAGTCTGCAAACCAATTGCGAGAGATAAACACGCAAGCGTTAAATCAGCAAATGGCGAATGAAAAAGCATACATGCAGTCATTGGGCCAAATAGCTGATTATCGTGACCAGGAATGGCAAATAAATAAGTTTGCGCCATATCGTGACAAGTACAACGAGTTTAGAGATATGTATGGAGCAGCAAGGCAAAACATTTATGGTGGTCTTGATTCATTGGCTGGAATTGGCACAAGTTTAATTGGTGGGTTAATGGGTGGCATGAAAAAGGGCGTAAATGTTGGTAGAGGCGGCGGAGGCGGTGGCGCAGGAATGGGTGGTTCGCTAATGGGTGGTGGTCAGAAAAAATACTCATTCAATAGTGCCGATGCCGCAAAAGCATTAAGAGAATATGAAATGAAGCAAGCGGGCATGAACCCTTTAATGCCATTTGACGCACCTAACATGTACAATAATTTCGGTAATAGAAATGTTACTGGACCTGGCACTCCATTTACAAGTAGTGGCTATGGCGCAACAGATTTAAATTATTACGATTATAATCCAAACGAATAATGGCAGCAAATCAATTTGGAGGACCCGGCGGTACAATAGGTTCGGTTTATACTGGTCAACAGGGTGTTGACAGAGCAGTTGTTCTTGGCGAAGCGGATGATTCGTTGGCAGCATTTACAAGTCTAATAGACGACCAACAAAAGTTAAAAGCTGAGGAAAAAAAGGCAGCAGTTGAAGCTAAAAAAGAAGCGGATAAAAAAAGACCCGGTACAGAATCTTGGTGGATTCAACATGATGCTGAAATGACAGGAAAGGCAAATGAATTAATGACATTTGGTGGTCAACTTATGGCAGCAGGTGTAGATCCGTTAAACGGAACTACGCCTGAGGCATTAAGATACAGAACTGAATTGGATTTATTTGACCAAGATGCGAAAATGTCACAGCAGGTCAAAGACATGTACGTTAAAGAAAAAGCTGTTATTGATGCTGACAAAGAAGGAAAATACACACAAGAAAGTAAAGACAATTTGTTAGCATGGTTTTCTCAATATAGTTTAAAAGAAATTAAAGAAAAAGGATTACTGCCTCCAAATTTAGAAATTGCAAGACCAGAATTTAATAGAACTAAATTTTTAGGTGAATTTGCAGCACAAATAGCAACAACAGACCCAGAACCATCTGAAGAAAGACTACAAGGTCATATAAGTCAAGCAGTAGCAGACCCAAGTAAAAGAGAATATGTTTTAACATTAAAAGCTGACCTTGCAAATATTAAGCAACAAAGTCCTGAAATGTTTTCTGAAATAGAAACAAAGGCAAAGGAAGCTGGTGTGTCACAGGAAGAGGTTTTAGGTAAAATGCAGCTTGAAAATTATTATGATAAAAAACCGTTTGATTTAAAAGCTATTGTATTACCTAAACCTAATGTAGAAAAAGGAAAGTACGAGTATGAACTTGGCAAAACAACGTGGAAAAATGTAAAAGATGTACCTCCTGAAAGATGGACAGAAACTGCTAAAGCAAATTTAGCTTTACAGCCTAAGTTATTGGATTTTTTAAAAGAAACTACAAAAGATGCACCCGAAGGAGAACGAGTAAAAGATTACGATGGAGCTGTTAAGTGGTTAGAAAGATACATGAAAACGCAAGTGGAAATAGAAATTGATAGAGGTAGTCAATTAGATGAAATACAAGGCATTGAAGGTACTGGTTATACAACCCAAGAAATTAAAAAAGACCATGATATTTGGAGAAAGGCATTAGTTGGAAAACTTGGAAAAACAGCAGAAGAGCAGAAAATTGCTAAAGAACAATCACAAGGATATATTATAGGAACTAAAACAGAAGATGGTTCTACAATTATAGAAGCATATACTCCAGGCCAAAGCGAAACATTTAGTTTCGGAAGTGGATGGTTAGGAGGTTTTGATGTTACTCTATTCAATCCTGAGCAAAAAGAAAAAATTAACAGCAGTAAAGGTGAAGTATTAGTAGTTAAAGCTAAAAAAGACCCAGGAACATTAAAATCTGAAACCCAATTTGGTGTAACTACAAGTAAAACTGACGAATATGAATATATAGTCTATGATTTGTCAAATAATCCTGTGGATGACCCTGAAAATGGAATTAGAAGTTTCCCATCTTCTTCATCTAATCGTTATTATATGTCAGCATTAAAAGGCGTACAAGGAAAAAGAAGATTTCAAGAAGTACTCGGAGAAGGATTTAATTATGGTGACGGTAATGTATTTCAACAAAAGAATACCGGAAACACAAATACTGGAAACACAAATACTGAAGATACAAAAAAGAAAAAATTCTAAGATATAAAACAAAATTATAGAAAAATATTAATAAATAAATTATGCCGGATCCAATAGAAAGACAAAGACTTATTAAGTTTTTGAATGAAAATAAAATTTATGGAGGAACAACTGAAGAAGCGTTGTTAAGAGATTTTTCGACAGATGCAGAAAGAAAAGAATTGCATAATTATCTTGTGCAAAAAGATTTAATATCTGACAAGTATAAAGATTACAACGCTTTTAATAATAGTATTTTTGGCGATGGTACAAAGCCAGTAGAGCAAAAAAAAAATCAAGTTCCAAAAGAAACATCCTCGCAAGAATCTACAACTGGTTCATCAAAAGAAGAAGAACAAAGAAACGCATTTCTGGACCTCTTCAGTAAATATATTACAAATGATAATCCAGTAGACAATACCACAACGCAAACAAATAATTGGACAAATCCTTACGCAAATAATTTGGTTGGTGGTGTTGATGCTTACGGAGTAAAAGATTATACTGAAGAAGATATAAATGCTGGTGCAATGTTGTATCGTTCACCATTTGAATATGGTATTGAAAAATTTACGAATAAACCAATTAGAGAAGAAGAAGCAAGAAAAACCAAAGAATACAATACAAAATTAACTGAGGTTAAAGCAGAATATGACCAAAAAATAGAAAATGTAAAACAGTTAAAAGTAAGCGGCTCTATTGATGATAGTAGAGAAAAGGAAATGATTTCAAGGCTGGAAGATAGAAGAGTAGAAGCGTATAAAGAAGTACAGCATGAAGATAGTTACATGAGAAGTCTTCCACAACAAGATGTGCCAATTGCAGCACAGCAATTTTTTGCAAAAGAAGATAAGGCTTTAAAAGAGGTTCAATCTCTTAATGAGTCTTTAATTAAAATGGCAGAAAAAGATGAGGAAAAGAAAAAAAATGATAAAAATAGCTGGGAAAATATACAGAATACTGCTTATGAAAAATTAAAAGAAAAAACTGATTTATATGATGCAGTAACTGGTGGTAGATACAATCAAGCATTTCTTGAAGATTGGCTTGCAGAGGCTAAAAAAGCCGGAATGTCTAAAGAAGAAATTCAACAAGGATATGGTGAATTAAAAGCAGAATGGGATAAATACTATCAAGAACATGAAGCAACATGGGGTACTTGGATAGCACAAGAATTAAACACTCCATCTATTGGCCCAAATATGAGGGTTAAAGGATTAGCTCCAACAATAAGAAATAGGGCAAGATTTGTACAACCGTACTTAGAAGAAGTTTTAAAAGAATATCCTAATTTAAGTGTTGAACAAAAATCAGCACTTAGAACATATTTGTATGAAAGAGCTAATAATCAAGAGAATGTAGATTTACTTGAAGGTAGAATAAATAGAGCATTAGAAAAATTAAATTTACCTACACCTGAACAATTAACTTTAGAAAATAAAGAGTTAGAAGAGCAAGCTAAAAAAATGGCAGCTAATATTGGTGTTGCTAATGACCAATTTACAAGAGATGTATCTGTGTATAAAGCAAAATTCGAAAAATTAGGTAATGATATAAATAAAGAATGGGAATCACAAAGCAAAACATGGCAAAACAATAAATTAAGGGAATTAGAAGAAAAAAAGAAAACTTTACAAGCAGATGTTGATGCGGGCAAAATTAAAGCGGTGGATGCAAATAAAATATTAGAAAATATTCTTTTGACATCTAATCAAGAATACCAAGACCTCTATAAAATATTTAATACCCGAAAGTCAAAATTGCTTGAAATGGCAATTAATGATGAACAAAATTTAAAAAGTAGGGCAAAATTACTTGAAACTCAAATGAAAGACTTGGAAAAATTTACAGGTGTTTCAGATGAAGATTTTAAGAAAAGATATGGAATATCAAAGGCGGAATATGAAAATAAGTATAAAACTATTGCAGAGGTTTATATGGATGAAATGGAAACCTATGATAAGAAATTAAAAAAAATGAGATGGGATAGGATGGGCGTTGCGGAGCAAATGTTATCGTCTTTGTATAATGGTACGCAAAATCTACAAGATGCTATATTTGGCAGCATAAAATACTTTGCACCATCATTTCAATTTCCAGACTATGGACTTGCTGCAAATAATTCAATAAGAGCAAATATTCCAACACCTGATTTTGGTAATTTTGATTTAATGGACCTTTTAAAGCCAGATTGGTATATCTCAAATGCAGGTAGTATGGCCCCATTAATGATACCAGGAGCAGGAGTAGGAAGTATAGTAACAAGAGGCTCTATTGGACTATTTGCACGCACTGGCTTATCAATGTCATCAAGAACAGCTATTGCGTCTGTTGTTGGTGCAGCGTCATCAAGGGTTATTGAGGCAAACATGGAAGCCGCAGGAACTTTTCAAGAGGCCTTAGCAAATGGAGAAACATACGATGAGGCGTTAAGGCAATTTAATCATGTTAGAGATGGAAATTTACAATTAATAGCAGTTGATGCATTGCAATTCTATGATATATTTAAAAAGTCAGGTAAAATACGTGCAGCTGGAAGTACAAATAAAAAATTAGATGTTTTTAAAACTATTGTTGGTTATGGTGGTAAAGGTGCTTTGCAAATTACAACTGGAGCAGCAGAGGAACTTTTTCAAGAATATAAAAACGTAACAGCAACTGACCCATATATTACATTTCAAGAATTTGCAATGTCAGATGCAGGTCAAGAAATAATGGCAGTTGGTGGAGTTATGGAATTAGTATTTGCTGTTGGTATGGGTGGATTTCAAGACAGGTCCGCATTAGGTCAAATAAATAAGCAAGTAAAGAAATATTTTAACGATTATAGTGCTAAAGATGTTTCTGCAGAATCAATGAAAGGAAGGCTTGACCAATTGATTAAAACAATTGATACATTAGAAGCCCAAGGAGTAATATCAGAAGAAGAAATTGCCGATGCAAGACAAATTATGAAACATGCATACAACATGTTCATGGAAGCACAAAATGGTGACATACCGTTTGATTTTAAATCTAAGCAATTTGATAGATACTCTGCATTGCAGTACGAAAAAAATAAATTAATTTCACAAGCCGATCGTCTTGATGCCAATATTGATGGAAATTCAAGTGAAAGAACAAAATTACTTGATAAGGTAAAAGTAATTGATGCTGAAATTGAAACGCTTAAAAGTGATGCAGAAGTGTATTCGTTTTCTTATAATGGCGTTCCATTAAGTAGAAGTGAATTTGAAAGTCTTGCGCTTAATCCCGAAAATGCCAGTGCATTAAAACGTGGAGATTTAGAAACTGATGATATAAAATTACTTGAAAAAGTAACACAAAAGCATGCAAATGAAAGGATGAAAATTGAAGCTGTTGGTATTGATGCAGTTGACCAATTTGCGGCCGAACAATTGCCTAAATTGCCTGGTGGTACTGAAAGAAGATTACTTACGGAAGCTGCAAATAAACTAACTCCAGAGATTTTAGAACAAACAAAGGCTTCATTAGAGCAAAAACTGAAAGATGCTGAAGCTAAAATTGAAGAAGTAAGAGCAGGTGGTAATTTGGTTCAAGCTATTCAAGATAAACGTAACATTGAAAAGCAATTGTTAGGTTTAAATATGTTAATAGAAACCAAGAAAAGTGATGCTGAATCTGGACAAATTGGGTATGGAAAAGAAGGTCAGGGCAAGGGAGAAGGTGCTGGCAAAACTACTATGACCCAAGCTGAACTTGATGCAGAAATACAAAAGCTAAAAAGCCAGCGTAACGATGAATTAGATAGCAAAAAAGACGAACTTGACAATGAAGTAACTGTTGACAATACGGCGCAAATAGAGGAATTAAAGAAACAGAAACAAGCAGAATTAGATAAATTGCCTGATGGTGGTATAGTAGCAGATGAATTAACTCCCGAAGAAAAAGCGAGAAAGCAGGAACTTATAAATGCACTATCTCAACCTGATAATGGAAAAGGAACTGTAACTATTGGTGATGAATTGATAGATAGAAAAGATGCTGAAGCTGAACTTGATGACATAATGACGATAGAAGATTCAGCAGTCATTACTACATCTCCTGAAGCGGATAAAATTTCAAAAGAATATGACCAGAAAATTAAAGAATTAGAACAAGCATCTAAAACTGGTGGTAAGACTGTAATGGATGAAATTGTTGATAGGTACGACCAACAGATTGAAGAGTTAAAAGCCAAAACTGTTGTAAGAGAAAAACAACAACCAGTAGCCGAAACAACAGCTGAACAAGATGCAGAGATACAAAAGCTAAAAAGTCAGCGTAATGACGAATTAGATAGCAAGCGTGACCAATTAGATGACCTGTTGCCGGATGGCAGCGGTAAGACTGTAATGGATGATATTATTGATCGATATGACAAAATGATTGATGATGTCAAAACAAAAAAACCAGCAACAAAAGAAACGGTTAAGCCTACAAAAGAATTAACTCCAACGCAACAAGCAGAAATACAAAAGATAAAAGATGAACGAAATGCAGAGTTAGAAAATAATAAAGATTATTTAGATGATGTTTATTCTATTGGCAGCGACAAAACTGTCATGGATGAAATCATTGAAAGATATGACAAGAAAATAGAAGATTACAAAGCTGGATTACAAAAAGAAGGATTCACTCCAGTAGGTAGGGGCAATGCGCCAACTACTACTGGCAAAGGTAATGTTCCGGCAACCGGCACAGGTGGGTTTACTGCTCCTCCTAAAAAAGAAGAGAATCCTGCATTAAAAGATGTAGAGAGTACAGCCAAGGCATTGGAGGGAAAGGACATCACTAAAGAAATACCTGCACAAGAAATAAATGCTTTAAATAAGCAATTATATGAAAAGGTAATTGAAAGAACTAAAGAACTTGTAAGTAAAGGAATCAAAGATTTTGAAAGTGACGAAGAATATAGGTCTTTAAAGGAACAAATAGAGTTAAGTGAACAATTGCTTAAAAATGATGCTAACGCTATCTCTGAAGCCTACCACAAGGCTAAAGCAGATGGGAGCAATCCTATGTTGGTCGATGCAGTTGAAAAGCTGTTAGGTAAAGAAATGCCTACATCTCAAAAATCTAATGCAGAAGCAATAGCTGAAATAGAAAAAAATAGACAAGATGAATTAAAAGAATATCCTTATTATGTAACAATAGAAGATAGTCCTAATTTTCCAGGTGCTAAATTTTATAGGTTATTTAGAACTTCAGAACATAGACCTGATAAAAGTCCTAAATCTCAAAATGTAAATTCAGGAAACTTTGAAAGTAAACCTAAATTTAAACCTTATTTAGAAACAGAACAAGATTTTAATAAAGCGTATGACCCAGAAACTATTAGTAAAATAAATGAAATTAATAAAAGATATGATGCAGAAATTGCAGCATTAGAAGGTAAAACTCCTCAACCAGCTAAAGTAAAACCTGATATAATTTTATCAGGACTTGCTGAAGGATTTAAAGCAGTTTCTAAGAATTCTTTTGATGTAAGGAGTTCAACGCAAGTAATGAATAATATAAGCTCCGGTAAATCATTTTCTGAAATAATAGAGTATAAAGGTAAAAAGTATGTTGTTGTTGGACTTAGATTAGATACTGCAAGGCCTTCTACAACAGTTGGAAGAGATAACTATTCTTTTGCTGTTGCTGAACTTAATGAAAATACGCCACAAAACATTGAAGAAATACTTGAAGCAAGCGCAAAAGAAAACTTTAAAAACATATATTCAGATTTCAATGATAATGATGTTATTAAACCGATTACAGAACAAAACAAAGAACTTGCTGAATTAGCTGCTAAAGAAAAACAACAACAGCCAATACCAGAAAAAATAACAAGAAAATATATTGAATCTTTAAATGGAGTTCCGTTAAAGCTTTTAGAAGTATTGCAATCGGTTCCAGAATTAAAGGATATAGTAGATGAAGCTATTGAACTACAAAAAGAATTAAATCGTATTAAAGAACTTTCGGGAGGAAGAAGACCGGATGATTTTTTCAATTATCCTACACTTAATCCTATTAGATTGACCAGTGATTTTATAACAAGCAATAAGACTACTCCTGAAAAGAAAGAATTATCGTTAAATGATTTTAAACAAGACATGGAAGCGGTTAAGGCTTTTCTTAAAAACAAGCCAACTGATAGCGAATTAGCGCAAATAAAAGAAAAAAGAGAACTAAGCGAAAAAAAGAAGGATGAAGAAATAGCTAAAAAACAAGCTGAAGTTAGACAAAGAATAGAACAAATAAATGAAATTGAAAAAAATGAAGCTGAATTTATTGCATCAATAGGTAAAGACGATTCAAGGTCAATAGCAAAATACTTATATGATGGTATTACTAAAGAACAAATAAAAAATGTAAATGATGTAAGGTTGGCTATGAGTAAGGAGGCTGGTAAAAAGATTCCATTATCTAAAGTTATGGATATCATGAAAAGGCCAGATATTAATTATAGCATACAAAATTATATTGCTGCTTTAAAAAATGACAATTTAAATTTATTTGAAACTGTTAGAGCAGAAAAAATAATAAAAATACTTGAAAATGTAAGTAAATCTCCATCAGGTTTTACTGCTAAAGAAAGTAAGACACAAAAAACTGCAAGATTACTAAATGAAGCAAATGCTCCAACAAGATTTCAGCCGGATGACAAAGTAATTTTCACAGCAAAAGATGGAACTGAAACTGAAGTTAGTTTTAGAGGATATAATGGAGCGAATGCTGCCGTAATAGTTGGACCTGCCGGTAGCGGAATTGGTCAAATGCAAGTTGATGTTACACAGCTAAAGTATTCTGCCAATCAAGAGTTAAACAATAACGACAAGTCTGACTTAGAAAAAGTCACACAAACAGCTACTGGATATATAGAAGAAGTCCTCGGTAAAGATAGCGATACAGAATCTATAAATGAAGTTCTCGCTGATAGACAAGATGCAATTGACAGGGCCGTAAGGAATCCTAAACTATCAGAACAAATTGCAAAAGTATATCAGGATGCACTCAAAAACAATAACAATCCTGAATTGGTTGAAGCAGTTGAATCAATTATAGGAAGGCCAGTTGAAAGTGTTGACCGAAGAGAATCATTTGTAGCTCGTACTACGAATCCAAATTTAACGGAAGAAACAACAGAGAAAAACACAGAAAATGATGTCAAAAAAGACATTAGGAGGGGGTATCGTGTTGTTGATGGAGAAAAGTATTTTAGACCCGATCCAATTGCTGATAAAATTGAAGGTAGAGATACTGTTGTATATTTTACGCCAAAAACAAAAGTTCCTGCAAAGTATGTTTTGTTAGAAGCTGATGAAGTACAACAATCGCACTATAAGGGTGACCCAAATATGCATTTCTTTTTAGGTGCAGCACAACCAAAGCCAAGGGGTTTAGGAGAATATTTTGCATTGGCTGGTCAAATAAAAGCAATGGCACTTGAATCGCCATTGGCTGTTGAAGGACCAATTGCATACATAGGCGCACCAGTAGTCAATGAAAGAGGTGAACTTGTACAAGGAACAGGTAGAACTGAAGGGTTAAAAATAGCCTATAATGAATACCCGGACAAAGCACAAGAATACAAAGAGTATTTAATTCAAAATGCTGCATTGTTTGGATTGGACCCTAATGTTGTAAAAAACATGAAAGCACCAATTCTTGTTCGTATGATACAAACAACAGACGAGCAAGCTATAACATTGGGCAACTATATGGACACTGACATGATAGATGTTGGTGGACCGCAAGCGCAAGCAATTGCAAGAATACGTAGAGCAGACAAAGGTAAGTTTAGACAAGCTGTAACTGTTTTATTAGAAAATGCTGACCCCGATGAAACTATAAATCAGGCAATACGTTCAGCAGGGAAAAAATTTATTGATTTGCTAATTGATGCAGGTGTAATAAATCGTCAAGAAGCAATGCAAAATATATTTGAAGGTAAACTATCTTCAGATTTAGCTAAAGCATTAGAAGATGCAATTTTCCAATTGGGATTAGAAGGTGGCCATCCCAACCTATGGCAAGAAGTTAATCGATTGCCACAATACGCTGAGGATGCAATTAAGCGTATTATTATTCCGATGCTTAGTACTAATTACGAGCGTTCTTACCAAAATGATTTGCACATGGCAATAATTGGTATGAGGGAGTATTACAATACCGCTGCATTGAGCAAAGGATTGCGTTTTGATTCATGGATTCAAATGCAAGAAGCAAATGATACAGAAATACCATTAAAAAGATATAATCCTGTACAGCTTGCAATGATGAAATTGTTCATTGACATTGAACGATTAAATCCGGAACTAAAAACACCAACTAAAAAACATCAAGCTATTCTTAAAGTATTTACTGATTATGAAAAAACAGTAAGAACTAACGTAAAAGAAGGAGAAATCTCAATGTTAGAAACATTAGGGTATGAAATTCCAAGCATAGAAGAAGCATTCAACCTTGCATTTAAAAATAATAAATTAAACCTTAAAATTGAAGATTATGACACCACAACAGCTATTGAAGGAGAAGGAGCGACTGGCCCGGATTTATTTGGAACAGAAGGAAATACAGCAGGGGAACTATCGTTCACTGCTCCTGAAGGAAAAACCGGAAGAGATGAAGAAACGAGAAGAAAACAAGATGAAACATCTAATAAGGACCTCGGAATTGTTGCAGATGAAAAGGGAGGCTTTGAAACAGAAAAAGGCCGACAAGAAACAATAGGAGCAGACAATGCCATAAGCATCTTCAATGAGATGATTAAAAATGGCGTTGACCCGGAAATTGCATTAGCTAATATCGAAGAAAGTCTTATCAATTCTGGCATGCACCCCGATATGGTAAAGACTATCTATGACATGGTTTTTGAAGAATATAGCAAGCAAAATGCTGAAAAAGGTATTCCTCCAGCGCAAACAGAATTAGAGAAAAAGTCAGAAACTGCTGAAACTGAAAAAGAGTTAGAAGCTGCTAATGAAGAATTTGATAACTACGTTGATGAAGTAGAAATCATATTAACGGCAGATATAGCCAAGGATATGTATAAGAAAGGTCTTATCAGTGGTGATGACTATTTTTACATTCAAGAGTATTTAAGCGGTGACACAAATACTGTTTATGCGGAATCATTTGAAGCTGCTAAGAAGCTAATTCCAGACTACAAAGAATCTTTAAAAACATCTAAAAAGTCAGCTGCTAAAAAACAGGCAACACCAAGAAAGACACCTACTAAGCCTAAGACAGAATCTAAGGCAAAAAATGTAAAAGATAAAAAAGCTGAAACCAATAAGAATCTTAACGATGCCTTAAAGGATTTAGATAATTTATTTAAGAATTTAGGCAAAGGACCGGAAAGTAAGCAAACAGATGTTAAAGTAATTGACATTATCAGAGCTGGTGTTAAGGTAGGCTACTATGCTGTTGAACAATTTAAAGAAACTTTTGCAAACAATCCCGATTCGATTACAAGAGAAGAGTGGGATAAATTCATGATTGAAAAGATTGGCGATAGAATTAAGCCATATCTTAATGACATTTGGAATAGTAAAATACCACCTTCATTAGATACTACTACGCCAAGGTTCTCAGATTACACTAAAAGCGTACAGGACAAAGTTAGGTTTGAAGCTAAAAGAAAAACGCAGGAGAAGGTAGCTGAAGGCGATCAAGAAGTAGAATCTAAAGAAGCATTGGGATTCGAAGCTGATGGTAAACAATCATTGCCAATAGAACAGAAAAAACAACCTGGAGTAAGGCCTCCTTTGCGTTATCATAACTACGATAAAATGCCAAAGGACACAGAGCAATTTGTGCCAGCAGAAAGATATGGAGCAGACCTTGACGAACATCAAAGGTATGCGGTTAATCTTATGCTTACAAATTGGTACACTAACGATAAAAAGGCATTTTTGCTTAATGATAGCATGGGTGTAGGCAAGACAAGGCAAATGATTGCTGCTGCTGTCGAAGTAGCGGAAAGGACCGGCAAGCCAGTGCTGATTGTAACAGAAAACAAGCAGATTATTGAAACGGCATTTGGTCCTGATGCACTTGCAATGGGCATAGACTTGCAAGCAAAAGGCATCAAATTAATTACATATAATAGTCTTGAAAAAGAAAGTGATGGAGATTATGGTTTAGTTATTTATGACGAAGCCCATAACTTGAAAAACTATTCTGGTAGGTATAAAGCATCTGAAAAAATTAAAACAGATAAGGTTTTATATTCAACTGCTACGCCCGGTGACAAAATAGAAAATGCTATGTACTTTATGCCTGAAATGATGGGCATGACAAAGCAAGAGTTCATGGATGCATTTGGCATTATCATTACCGAAAATGGATTTGCAAGAAATGGCAGAGTGTCTATGACTGATACAGTCAAAAAAATAAATGATGTAATGCAGAAAGCATACCAAGAAGGTATGTCTATAAGAAGGGAATATCCGTTTTGGGGTACAATTTCCAATGACAAAATGGAATTAACACCAGAGCAAATTGATGAAATAGACAATGTTACCTATGCTTGGGACACAAGAATTGATAGGGTTAAGAAAGGGCCATATACAGATAAGAGAACTGGACAACAACTAACAAGTAATGGCAATAGGTCATGGGATGGCAGGTATAAAGGATTGTCAGAATACGACATGGATTTATTGGATGATAAAATTCAACGTGAACTTAGAGAGCAAAAAATCAATATGCTTGATAAATTGGTTGAATCATATAAAGCCAAGGCAGTTGCTATCAGAATTAAAAATGACTTAGCAAATGGCAAGTCTGTTGTTGTTGTTTCTCAAAATGTAAATGATATTAAAATTAAAGGATTGGATGGTAATGGTTACTCTATGACAGAAGTGACAAGACCTTCATTTCTTATGAACCTTAAAGCAGAATTAGCTGCAGCCGGTATTAAGTTTTCTGAAGTAACAGCTAAAACTGATAAGTCAGAAGCAGTAAGAAAATTTCAAAATGGAGAAGTAAATGTAATTATCGGTTCAATGGATTCGATGTCAACAGGTATTTCTTTAGATGATACAGTAGGTTCAAGACCTCGTGTCTTATACGTTGCACAAGCAAGCTACGATGCCAATGTATTCAATCAAGTCATGGGTAGAGTAAGCCGAAGGAATACTAAGTCTGAAGCGCAAGCAATTGTCTTATATGGCAATACTCCATCTGAAACAAACAAAGAATCAAAAGTCACAAGAAAGACTGGCATTCTCGGTATGTTTCAAGGGTATGGTGTTGACCCTGCTACGCAGACAGAACTTGATAAAATGGATGAATTTGAAGCTGTTGTTGAAAAGAAGAAAGAAGAACGACAGAAAAAAAGAGATGAGAAAAAAGAAGGGGTAAAACACAATGTAAAGTTGGAAGTAGTTACTGTTCCAGGAGCAGGAACACAGTTTATTTCTATTAAAAATTCCTTCCCAATGAAGGATATATTAAAAGCGTTAGGTGGAAATTATAATATAAAATTTAAAGTTTGGAATTTCCCTATTGATAGAAAAGCTGAACTGGAAGCATTAATTGAAAAATTCAATAATGGTACACTTACACCCGAAGAAATAAACAAAGCAACACACAAGCATTTATCAACAACCAACCCAATACCGGGAACAAGTACAGGTTCGCCTACTTTAACTCCCGATGGTGAGCGTGTAAAAGTTGCACCTTTGTATGGTATGTCACCAGTAAAAGTTGCAAAGATTATTCGTGATGCAAGAAACAAGTTAAAAGCATTTATGAAGTATGGCTATCCTGGAAGTCCTCGTGCGGCAGGAAGCTATAATACTATAAATGCTGCAATAATGATAAGAAAGGTAAATGACTTAGATGTTATTGTGCATGAACTTGGGCACTTGATTCAAGACTACAAAAAGCTGACACCAACAGATGACCAGTTCGATGCTGAATTAAGCAAATTCTGGCCGTTTGGATCGCCTCCTCCAGAGGGTGCATCTGAAGCAGCTGCGATGGCTTACTTGCGTGGTGAGGGCATAGCAGAGTTTACAAGAGCATATATGCTTAATCCTGCTGAAGCAAAAAGATTGGCTCCAGAGTTTTATGACTTTTTTGAACAGGCAGTAGGTGAACAAGACTTGGCAAACATTACATCTATCGGCCAAACACTAAGAGGATTGATGGGATTGGATAGCTTTCAAAAAGCTATTGCAACAAATCAAATGAATGAATATGATTTGTCGGCTACATCTTCTGCAAGAGAAAATCTTGCAAGATGGTGGGATAATAGATTAGTGGCTTGGGGATTTAAGCAGTATGACATGACTGCATTTAAAATGAGTTTTATTGACAAGGTAAAACGTGCATTTTCAGACGAAAAACAAGCATTGATTAAGGCTCAAAAACAATTGATGGGCATCAAAGGAATGCAAGAAATTAGACCTTCTAAAAACCCTTACTGGCTTGCAAGGCAATTGCCGGGCATTGGTGATAAAATTGGTCTATTGCAACAAGATGGTATGGTTCGATTAGGTCCAAAAGGTTATACACAAGCAATGGACACCAATCCAAAGACTGGCAAAAAAGAAGCTATAACACTTCGTTGGCTTTCTGAACCATTCGGTATGTTAGAAGCAGGATTTAAAGGCTTTAAAAAAAGATTAAAAGAGATAGTAGAAGCAAAGCAACTTGTAGGTTCATACATGGTTGCAGAGCGTACCGTTGAGTTGTCTAAGCGTTTTGCAAAGGAAGAGATATTTGATATGTATAAAATATCAGATGCCGACTACGCTCAAATTAAATATGAATTTTATAACATTGATAGAAAAACAACAGACCCGGTAAAAAATGCTGAAGAAAAAGCGCAGTTTTTACTTGACAATGGATTTAGAATAAACATTGATAATGTTGCAACAATTGATAAATTGATGGATTGGGTAAATAGTGACTATGATACATTACACCCCGACATATCTAATCATCCATTGTTGAACAAGATAAAACAAAGAGTAATATCTGGACTTGGTTTGCTTGGGCAAAATGACTTTGATGCAGCAAAAGAACTGCTTAATGCTGTCAAAACTGAATTAACACCAGAGAAACAAGAAATGCTAAAAGAGGCAGCAAGAAGATACCGGGTATTTGCGGACCAAATTTTGTTTTACATGATGGACCATGGCAGGTTATCTCCTGAATTTGTAAAAGAAATCAAAGATAATAACTTGCAGTATGTTGCTATGAATCGTGTCATGAGTTCAACGCCGGGATTTGATACAAATTTTGATGATTCTACACAAGCATCATTGTTTAAAACGGCATCAGGAAGACAAACATTTGATGACAAAATTGTTGGTAGTTCAAGGGATAGATTTGATCCATACGAGAACTTAATGACAAATATGTACAAAGCGATTGAAGAAGCTGATACAAATTATATGCTCAATCAATTTGCTGATTTATTAAGAAGTAATCGTGGAATGGAACAAGGTTCTCCGCAAGCAACTGCTAATATCGGCCGACAGATACAAATGGCCCCTAATCAGCAAATAGGCGATAGGCCAGCTATTGTTATTTTTAATAATGGTGTGCGTGAAGTATGGGAATTTGACCCGGCCGTTTACGAAGCATTATCTACTACTTTTAAAGGAGATAAGCAAAGTGCATTGCTCAATATGACATTAAACATAGTTGGGGCGCAAGCCAAATTAGTAAGATTTACAGCTACCAAAAATCCATTTTTTGCTGCAAGGAACATCATAAGAGATTTACAGCAACAATTATTTATAAGCAGAACGCTATATAATAATTTTAACACAAGAGCGGCAATGGAGGAATATGGATTCTCAAAACAAGAAATTGATAACATATTAGAAATTGCAACACTTACAAGAAGTGATGCTGATAAAATGCTTCAGTTGTATGGTGGTGGACAAGCAGGATATTATACAAAGTCAAGAGAGCATTACTATGCTGCGCTTTATAGGGAAATGAGAAAATTTGCCAAAAAAGGTTCAGGTAGTATTGTTGTAGATTTTCAAACATTAAAAAACATTTACAATAATTACGATAATTGGTTAGCTCAAGGAGAACGTGTAACAAGGGTTACAGAATATCAATCTGCATATAAATACGCTATGACTAAATTGGGCTATGACGAGTATGATGCTGCTTTATATGCTGCCTATCAAGCAAGGGATTTGATGGACTTTGCTAAGATTGGTACTGTCATGAAATTAATTAACAGAGTTATACCATTTTCGAATGCACAGCTACAAGGTCAATTAAGAATGTTGCAAGCAATGAGAGAAAATCCGGCACAAGCATTTTCATCTATAATTGCAGGTGCTGCATTGCCTTCTATTTTCTTCTATGCAATGGCATATTTAGGTGGTTATGAAGACGAATACATGGAATTGCCTCCGCACGAGCGTGACCTATTCTATAATTTCAAAATACCAGCTGTGTCAAATGAAATGATAAGAATACCAAAGCCATTTGAATATGGTTTAATGGGTACATCTGCTGAAAGATTAGTGCAAGGTATTCATACAAAAGATATGGAAAAAGCATTTAGAGGTCATATAGGTTCTTACGGAAACGCATATTCTTTATTTAATCCAAACAAGTTAAAGTGGGATATTATTGGAACTTTAAAGCCAATAGTAGAAGTATCTACAAACTATAATACGTTTTATAAGTCAACTATTATTCCATACGGAGAATCTAAAGTACCAGTTGCTGATAGAGAGAAAGAAGGAACTGGTTCCTATTTAGGCAATATTCTTGGCGATGCATTAGGCGGTCAAGATAGTAGAAATATTGACCACTTGATAAAATCATATTTTACATTTTTCGGAGAAGTAGGTACGAAAACAGTTGAAACATTACGCCCTGGTGTACCCGAAAGAGATGACTATGAAAGCGAAAAGGAATACAATGCAGCTTTAAATAAATATAAGCCTGGCGATGATAAAAACAGTTTTATAGGCAAGGCATCTTGGGAATCCGAATCAATATTTGACAATGCTATTGACATTATGAAAATATCAGGATTTATTAGAAAAAGCGACATAGAAAACATTACAGCTGTACAAGGTATTAAAGAAATGGCTAACAAATATGATTTATGGCAATCATCTGATTATAATGACTTAGAAAAGGTCATTGAAGCATTTGTATCTACACAAGAAGATGGTGATAGAAAAGGTGCGTATGAGCAGTTTATTAAAGATGCTGAAGTCATTTACAAGATATGGAGAGAAAAAACTGCTGAGTATGATAAGTTCTTAAATAATGGCTATATAGAAATAGGCAATGAAACGATTTATCTTAATAAAAAATCTTATGTCAAAAAGAAACTATTTAATAATTAACACTTATATTTACCTCAAAATAACACTAATATGCTTACAGTTACTAAATTATCGTCAGGGAAAAAGCTAATTTTGGCAACACAAGAAGTTGAAATTATACAAAAAACTGGTTTAAATCCGACAGAAATAATCTATACAGTATCAATAAAAGAGCAGGTTTCTGAAAATTTAGCAACAATATTGTTATCATGTGGTCCAAGAGAATTGCTATATGTTACAAGTAGCATTGATCCGACAACTCAATTTTTAATTCCATTTCATAAGATAAAGTTGATTGAGCCGGCAGGAGTAAATGACAGTAAAATTTACTTTAATGGCCGTTCTCCAATTTTTGTAAACGAGGACATCGTTTCCCTTTCAGCGCAAATAGCATTAGCGCAAACTGGAGGTTCACAAGGTCCGCAAGGCGTTGCAGGGCCAACTGGCCCACAAGGCCCGCAAGGTGTTCCTGGACCAGTAGGGCCGGCAGGATTAAACTGGCAAGGCACATGGTCTGCATCAAGCACTTATGTAGTTGACGATGCAGTTAGCTACAATGGTGCATCGTATTTTTGCATTAACCCAGTAGGTCCATCGGTTACAAATCCAATACTTGACACAGCAAATTGGGCATTACTTGCAGCACAAGGAGCAACTGGACCACAAGGCCCACAAGGAGCAACAGGATTACAAGGTCCTATTGGTCCGCAGGGGCCTGCCGGAAGTAGTAGTGGATTTTCAAGATATATTGGTGAACCTTTTGGAGGAGGTGTTGTATTTTATGTTTTTAGAAATCCACTTAATGCATTTAGCGAATGCTTAATTGTGAATCCAACAATTATATTTAATGTAGCGTGGAGTAATGTATCTATTACAGCTAATGCAGAAAGTACATGGAATGGTATGCTTAATACATTTAATATTGTAAATCAACCAGGATTTTTAACTGGCGCTGCACAAGATTGCATTTCAAATACAACAGGAGGATTTACTGATTGGTATTTACCTTCTTCAGATGAATTAAGAATATTATTTAATAATAGATTTTTAGTCAATCCAGTGCTTGAAATTAATTTTGGCACTCCAATAGAAACATTTAATACATACTGGTCAAGCTCAGAATCAAGTATTATAAATGCTGTTGGTGTTGGAGATTTTGGTTTGCAAAATTTTACTAAAAATGCTATTGTAAATGCACGTTCAATAAGAAAAGTAATAATATAACAACTAAAAACATAATACAATGAGCAAAGGTCAAGGTCAATTTATATTAGTAAAACTTGTTGGAAACTCAAATTCAATTGCAGTTCCAGTTCCAAGAATCTTCTCAATTTATCAAAATGATTTGGGAACTAAGACTTTCATCCGATATATCGGTGCTAAAAAACCCGATGAAATTCAAGAAACATTGACTGCTGTATTCAATCAGCAAAATGTAACATTGAACAACTTGAATATGATTTATACAACCAATCTTAAAACTGGTCGTAATGTAATTTACTTTACGCAACACATTAAGCAGATGGTTGAACATAATGGTACAAGTACAAAGATAATGTTTGAGGAAGCTAAATATGAGAATGTTTACACTACTCAAAACATTACGACTATTGCCGGGTATCAAGGTACTAATAAAAACTTGGGTATGTTATTTGCTACTGGACAGGATGGAATTAAAAGAATCTTTATGACAAAAAACATAAAGTCTGTTTATCCATTTCCAGACGATGCCGGACCTGTTACTGGTTCAATTCTGTCTTTTTTAGCAGATGACCCGATTGTTGTAACATCAACTCCTACACAAATATATACCAATCAGCCTAAATAACTCATAGGATGCAAATTATAAGAAATGATGGCAATGTAAGTTTTGCCGATAATTCTGGAGTAGTATTTAAAATAGTTCCAACAAATTCTGTAATAGATGTTATTGATGACAAATTTTTGCAGTTAAAATTTGGTTCTGAACTATTTAGATTAAACGCTGAAGAAGTAACTGCTACTCAATTATTAGCAGGAACTTTAAATCCATTTACTGGCAACGCTTTTGACTTAATTTTAATCTTAGAGAAAATTTTTTTTTTTGAATTAGGAGGGGGTGGCTCTCAGGACTTAGCTGGTGTTTTAGGTATTGGTAATAGTGCAAATGCTGGAATTATAGACTTGGATTACTTAGGTTTTGACACAGCAGCAGCACATTCTGTTGGTGTTGGCGAATTGGCGTGGAATAACACAGATGGTACTTTGGACATAGGTCTTAAAGGTGGCAATGTAACGCTACAAATCGGCCAAGAAGAAGTTATCAGAGTTGTAAATAAAACAAGTGCTAACCTACTGCAATCTGAATACAAAGTTGTAAGGATTAGAACAGCAAGTGAAGGGGGTTCACAGGGTCAGCGTTTAGCTGTTTTGTTAGCACAGGCAAACACGAAGGCTAACCACAGCGGAATTTTAGGACTTGTAACGGAAAACATTGCAAACAATCAGGAAGGGTTTATAACCACATTTGGATATGTTAGGGGTATAGATACAACGGGTTCTTTGCAATCTGAAACGTGGGCAGATGGTGACGCTTTATGGCTATCTGAAACCGTTGCAGGAGGAATTTCAAATATAGAACCTGCAAATCATCCCGTTCAACTTGGTTGGGTAACTTATGCACACGCAGTAAACGGAAAGATATTTGTTAAGGTTGAGGAAGGAGTAGATGAATTAGCTGAGCTGCACGATGTGACTATCACAAGTGCTGAAAATGGCGATTTTTTAGAGTATAACGGCACACTTTGGGTTAATAGTGGTATTGTTTATACAGTAGAGTTGATTGATGCACTTACTGTTGATATTTATGCTCCTTATGCTTTAAAGATTAACACAATAAGCAATATTTTAAATAGTCCCACTACTACAATACTTGATGATGGGGCATCTTATACGCTTACAAATACTATTGCAATAGGTAGTAAAATAACAGTTACAGTAAATACAGCAGCAGTTATTAACTTAAACATTACTAAAGCATAGATGAAAGCATATATAAAAGCAGGAAATACAAGTTCTAAAATAGGAACTTATATAAAAGCTAAGTCATCTTTTGACCCAGATGCACAGGCATTTATTACTGCCGCATCTTTAACAGATAATACTCAAAAAAATGCAATAAATACTTTAGTTGTTAATTGCAAAGCTGCTGGTATTTGGATTAAAATGCAAGCCATTTTTCCATTTGTTGGTGGTACAGCAAGTAGCCACAAATGGAATTTAAAAAATCCTTTAGATACTAATGCAGCTTTTAGATTGGTGTTTTCAGGAGGATGGACACATAGTTCAACAGGCGCAACACCTAATGGAACTAATGCTTATGCAAATACATTTCTTAACTCTGCTACACATCTTTCTTTAAACTCAGGGCACATGAGTTATTATTCAAGAACTAATAACTCTGCTGCATCATTAAGAATAGACATGGGTTCTTTAAAATCTGGACCCGATAGTTATACAGATTTAGATTTGGGAAATTCAGGAAGTTGGTATTTTAGATTTAACAATTCAGCAGCTTATAATTTTGTATCTGCAACTGATACATCAGGATTTTTTAATGGTAATAGAACCGCAAGTAATGTAATAAATATTTTTAGAAATGGTACTAAAGTAGTAACAGGAGCTGCTCCAAGCAATGCAACATCATCAACTAATTATTTTATTGGCGCATCAAATAATCACGGAGGTGGTTCAACAGATACACCACAATATTTTTCAAATCGTGAATGTGCCTTTGCATCAATAGGTGATGGATTAACTGATACCGAAGCATTAGTATTTAATCAAATAGTTGAAGGTTATCAATACGCATTAGGTAGAAATGTTAATCCTTTTAATCCAAACTATTATAATACAGCATATAACAATGAAACAAATGCTTTCTTATATGCTTCACAAATAACAGATAACACTCAAAAGTCAGCAGTTAATACTTTTGTAAATGATTTAAAAACAGCAGGAATATGGACTAAGATGAAAGCAGTTTATCCACTTGTAGGTGGAACAGCTTCTACACACAAATGGAATCTTGTAAATCCACAAGATACTAATGCAGCATATAGACTTTCTTTTATAGGTGGGTGGACTCATTCTTCTGCTGGTGCTTTACCAAATGGTACAAATGGTTATGCTGATACATTTTTAAATGCTAATACGATATTGCAACAGTTTTCACATCATCATGCTTTTTATCATAATACAGATAACTCGGGTACAGGATTAAGAAGTATGGGTGGAGCGCAAAGTTCATCATCGTTTAATTTTAGAACAACAATAGAAACATCTGGAGCAACATTAACATTTAGAGATTTATCTATAACAAATACTGAATCACCAGTTACAGCATCTTCATTAAAAGGATTTAGAGCATCGTCAAGAACAGCTAATAACAATATGTTTATAGTTAAAGCTGATGGAACTTCAACAACGCCAACTACAACTACAACATCTAATTCTTTACCTGCTTTAAATTGTTATCTTGCTGCTCATAATAATGCTGCTGCAGCTGCAAATTATGCAAGTATGTCTATTGCTTTTCATAGTTTAGGAGATGGCTTATCAGCAGCAGAAGGATTAAGTTTAAGAAATGCAGTAGTAACATTTAATACAACATTAGGAAGATTATGACATACGTAGGACTATTAACAGAATCGCAAAAAAATGAGCTTGTCGGTCAGCTTTACGATGAGGACAGCTATTTTAACCCAATACAGGATGCATATGACGATTGGATAATTTCAGTTGAAGAGATTGACCAATGTGTGACTCCTGAATTTCAATGGGTAAAAACACTACCTTTGATTGAATATACACCAAAACCTGAGCCTCCATTATTTGAAGAATAAAAATAAAAAACATGTTAGGTGGTATATTAGATGAAGAAGAACTAAAATACCTTTTAGATAAACATTATGCAGAAGGTCATATTTTTACTCCATTAAGAATGACAAATGGAGATTGGATATTACCTTTGTATCAAATACTTAATAACGAAAACATTGATTGTTGGTGGGTCAAATATTTAATTATAACTGAATACAAATAAAAATGAACACACTCTTATTGCAAGCAGACCAGGCAGTAGTTTCCAATTTAACCAATTATGGGGTATTAGGCATTTTTGCAATGCTAATGATTGGCGTTATAGTTTTTATGGGCAAACAGTTTTTTGTTTGGCATAAGAAAAACGAATCAAGAATACAAGAATTAGAAAAAAGACTTGAAGAGTATCTTGTAGAAGATCGAACAAAACTAATGGAAACTGTTGCATCCAACAATCATGTCATTGAAAACAATACATCAATGATGAAAAAATTACTCAACCTTGTTGAAAAACTTGAAAAAAACTAACTAATATGTTTAACTTCCTTAAAGAAAGTACCGATGTTTCAAGTATGCGAGTGACACTTCTCCTTGGAACACTTTGCGTTTGTTTGTTATGTGTTGGTGTTTTTATTTACCTTATCATTCACGCAACAAAATGCAGCTCATTAGACTGGTCTGGTATGTCTATATTTCTTACATCAATTGCAGCATTTGTTGGAACATTGCTGTACGGAAAAGTGCAACAGAAAAAAGTAGAGAATAATGATAAAGAAAAAATATCATAAAATATTTTTTATTCAAAATCTATTCCTATATTTGTATCGGCATTAAGTAATAAGGTCAATAAATAAGTTTTAAAAGCCAGTTAATCGCTGGCTTTTATTTTGTATCATGTATATAGGCATAGACCCATCATTTAGACAAAAAGGATTTGCAGTTTGTATAATGGATGATACGATTGCGAAGTTTATAATCTTTAATGGCTTTTTGGATTTTTTAAAATGGGTGTACGAGTTTAGGTATGATAGTAAAATTTGGATTGCGATAGAAAATTCAAATATGCAAAATGTAACATTTGATATGAAGGGCAATAAAAATGTGATTGCCAAAATATCAAGGGATGCAGGAAAAAATCAAGCCATAAGCCAAGCAACAGTAGATGTATGTAGAGTAGTGTTTGGAACAGAAAATGTTTTAGAAATTTCACCAGAACAAAAAGGTGCAAAAATACCAAACAATATATTTGATGCCATAGTCAGACAAGACAAAATGGTTTTAGAAAACTACAAGGGATTAAAAAGTGAACAAGATAAAAGAGATGCTTACATGATTGCTCAAAGAGCCAAAGCATTCTCAAAGTTTAGAAAGTGAATTGTGTAGGTAGCAGTACATAATCATCTGATAACAATAAAATATTTGCCATCATCGGTAAGACTGTCTGCTACCAGTCCCCGGTGGTGGCTTCCTTTTTTGTATGAGCGTATTAAATCTTTTATCGTCAAAGTCATTTCTGATAGTAAATAAAAAACTATCAAGGATAATCGGCTTAGAATCTGCCGTATTACTTGCAGATTTAGCCTCTGCTCAATTATATTGGGATGGCACGGATAAAGTATCAGATGGTTTCTTTTATCGCACACAGGCCGAAATAGAAGAAGAAACAACATTGTCTGCGAAAGTACAGCTAAAATGTGTTAAGGTGTTAGAAGAACATGGATTGCTTGAAACGGCACTAAGGGGCCTGCCGGCAGTCAAGCATTATCGGTTAAAATCAGATGCTATTAGCGATTTACTTTTAAGTGAAAAAAGTCGGCAAACAAGTATCTCCCAAAAGGAGAAACTTGATTCGACCAAAGGGAGAACAAATAATAATATATTAATAAAAAATAATAATAATATAGAGAAAGATGAATTTTCGCAATTTTCAGAAAATTTCTATCCAAGGTTTTCTGTCTATGACATGAGCGATGCAGTAGAAAAATTAGAATTATTTATTAAAAGCGAATCCAATCTTAAACTTGCTCGTGAACTGGCAAGAACCAAAAAAACGGATGATGAAATTAAAAGCTATGTGAGGAAATTTGCAGCAGCTTCATTTTCTCAACAATACTACAAGCAGGTGAAAACATTTCCGGACTTGTTTAAAAGATTTTGCGATTGGATGGGTAGAGATCGAGAAGAAGTGAAACCAGTAAAAGGAGAAACGCTTCAAAGCAAAAAAGAATCATTTATAAAAGCTATGGAAGATTCAGGTAAAACTAAAGGATTGGACAAGTTTATTGAAAAGGATATTACAAAATTCTACAATATAGTTGCTGAAAAAATAAAGCCTACTAAGTTCTTGTCAAAAATGGTTCAACCAACATTAAACGAATGGGTTACATTAGCATGGAAATTTGACACTACAATAGAAAGTAGGCACTGGTTGTTACAATTACTTGAAGAAATAGAAACATCTCCTTACAAGCGAAACTACAAACATCTTTACGAGGCGATTATTAAAACCCAAAAGACTTATGAATAAGAAAGTAAAATACAACAATAGGCATATTATTGAGGAAGTTAACAGCATAGTAAAAAAGTTCGAAGATGTGTTGGGCCGCAATGACCAAATTTGGCTTCAAGAAAAATTGGATGAATCTTTACAAAATCTATTGAGTAAAAATGTTGGAACAGAAGTATTGTCGGAATTTTTGTTTCAAAAAACACCTCCGCATAACATTGAATCAGAAACATCATTGTTGGCAAGAATTATACTTTATCCTGGAATAGTATTACCTCAATGCACTACATTGACATCAGAGCATTTTTATGATGTAAGACACTCATTGATATGGTCATCCTGCAAAGAATTGCATAACAAGGGCAAAGAATTGACATTAGATGCGGTTTATGTTTACTTAGAAGCTAATAAGAAAACAGAAGCAGCTGGGGGAAAAAGATATTTAGAAGCAATTACTAAAGATTGCATTTCAGATGTTGGTTACATGGACCGAATAAAAGAAGTACAAGACTATTTTGTTTTAAGGGGAATTTGGAAAAGATGTGCCGAGGCAGTACATGAAGCATTTAATACAAATCCGGACATGGCGCATGAGTATCGCTTAAAACTTATAGAAGATTTATCTCAACTGGCGCAGCAGCAACAAAAGACATATCAAGATGGGGTATCGTTGGCGCAGCAGATGATGGAATATATTGAAAAATATGAAAAATCATTGCAGCAAGGCACTGGAGTTACTGGCCTAAATTCTTGTGTTCCGGAATTAGATATTGTTACCAAGGGTTGGCAGCCGACAGATTTAATAATTATAGCAGGAAGGCCCGGCATGGGTAAAACGGCACTTGCAATATCAGATGCAGCTGAATCAGTAAAAGAAGGAATACCAATTGCATTCTTCTCACTTGAAATGAGCGCATTGCAGTTGGCTATAAGAATGTTTTGCATTATTAAAAATTACGATTTATACACAGCAGTTAATTACAAAAAACAAGAATTGCTTACATTTGTATCGGAAGAATTGCCAAATTTACCAATTTATATTGATGATACACCAGGAGTAAATTGGAGATACATTTTGGATAAATCATTGGCGATGAAACAAAAGCATGGTATTAAAAAAATCTATGTGGATTACATACAATTGATGTCGGGCATAGATAGTAGGATTACTAATAGAGAAAACATAGTTGGTGAAAACAGCCGAGGATTAAAGATAATTGCAAAATCTACTGGTTGTCCAGTATTTGCTCTTTCCCAGTTAAGCAGGTCATGTGAAACAAGAATGGATAAAAGGCCATTACTATCAGACCTTCGTGACAGCGGCTCAATAGAGCAGGATGCAGACATAGTTTTGTTTACTTATCGCTCTGAATATTACAAAATTTTCGAAGATGATTATGGGAACACAGAAGGCATAGCAGAGCTAATTATTTCGAAACATAGAAACGGAGCATTAGATACTGTAAAATGTTTTTTTAATGCTCCTATAACGAGATTTACCAGCTTAAAAAACAAGCCATTTAATTACACTAATCAGACGAATCAACATCTTAAAAATAGTGAATCTGAAAGTATTGATATAGATCCGGATATGCCTTTTTAAAACAATAAAAATAAATTATATGACAGTAGTAGAATTTTTAAAACAAAATCTTCCATCACTTTTTTTAGAAGATTCTGGGCATTATGCGGAATTATTTGAACAAGCCGAAGAACTTTTTGAGCAGCAGATAAAAGATGCAGTTAATTCTCAACGCCAATTAGGTTGGGATGAAAAAGGCGAACAATATTACAACAAAACCTATAAATCAAAAAAGTAATGGCACACATTGAACACAATTTCTTCCCTTTAAAAGTATTTGTAAGGAATGAATATCTTTACCAAAACAAAAAAGGTTTTAATGAATTTACAGAAGCAGTAATTATGTCTGTTCGGTGCATGCCCGGTCAAGCTGCATTATTTCAAGTCCTATTGGACAATGGAGTTATGAGGGATAAATTACCTTCCCATGCTTTATTGTTAGAGCCTAAAACACCTAATCCAGACTTGCCTTTCCATTACCTACAAATATGGAACTGCTTTTCGTACAATTTCTCTTTGGTTCATCTTAGCTATGTCTATGACACACGAGTATCTGTTTTTATGAAAGACAAGAAATGGTACAACGGAAGCTACTACGCTACAATAAACTGGGGTAGCAATGACCTAAATACGGATTTAAGTCTATCAGAGGACCCGATGGAACATAAGTCGCATCATATTATCTTATTAGACAACGGCCAAATTGCTTTGCAGCCAAACAATAGAATAAAATGGAGCGAACCATCATTTGTCACTAAGCCTTTCCCTGAAAAACCTGATTATTTAGTCAACAAAGAATATTACAACTGCGAAGGTTTCGAAAAATGGCAGACAGAGGATAGCAATAGAATGTTTTACGATACAAAATAATTTTTATCATGAAACCAGGGACATCTACAAAATTGTACGATTTATTGCAAGGAAGTAATGATAACGTAAAATTAGCTTGTGTGATGCAAGATATGTTTACTGTTGCTGACTGGAATAAGGCATTAAGGCAAATAGCAGATGATTACCTACATAATTATATTGAAAACGGATACTGGAACGTATGTGATGTATTTGTTATTGATAAGCTATTCTACGGCTATATTGATGTATGTAACCCTAAAACAAAAATTACGAGATATGATATTATAATTTTTTCAGAACGAATAATAAAATTTATAGATGATGTATGACAAAACAGATTTTGATGCTGTAATAAAAACAGCATCATTGGTAAAAGAGATTGAACAGAGAATTGGAAAGCTAAAGCATATCGGACAAAATTTGTCTGCTAATTGCCCATTTCATACTGAAAAAACAGCTTCATTTACTGTATCAGATAGGAAAGGGATTTACAAGTGTTTCGGTTGCGGAGAAAATGGAGATGTAATAAGTTTTGTTGCCAAATATGACAACATTTCTCAATCAGATGCAATGCGTAAACTTGCAAATGAATATGGCGTAAAGGTATCAGAGCGCAAAGAGGAAAATATAGAACACCTGCAACAGATGTACACAGCACTAAAAATTGCTGCAATAAAGTTTTCAAGCGAACTACTGCATAACAAAGCCATTAAAAGATACATAGTAGAAAGAGGAATAAAAAATGCAGACATCTTAAAAACATGGAACATTGGCTATGCTCCAGACAAATATGATTTAGTGGCCGATAAAGAAGCATTAAAATCTGTTGGTTTAACTGGTCAACATGGGAATATATTCCGAGATAGGATAACATTTCCCATAGAAGATGTAGCAGGAAGAATTATAGGTTTTACGGCAAGGTCGCTAACAAACACAAAACAAAAATACCTAAACACCCAAGAAACAGAAATATTCCACAAAGGAACGGTGCTGTATGGTATGCGCCAAGCCATATCTTCTATTAAAATTCACAAAACAGCAATTATAGTAGAAGGAACATTTGATGTAATAAATATGCACAATATAGGGATGCCTATGACAGTCGGCACATTGGGAACATCATTTACATTTGAGCATGCACAAATCATAGCAAGATATGCAGATAGTTGCGTACTGGTCTTTGATGGTGACAATGCAGGAAAAAAGGCAACAGAAAGAGCAATTAAAAACCTATTAGCAGCAGGAATAAAAAACATAGAGGTATCTGTACTGGCCCCAGGGATCGACCCTGCTATGTTTAAAACTGATGAAGATGTACCAGATTCTATTTCTGTCATTGAATATCTGTACGAAACAAGAGAAGGCGATATTGAGCAAAAGATAAGAGATGTACTATCAATCATAGCTGAATCAAAGTCAATGCTTAAAAGAGATTTACTAATAAGAGAATTAGCAGAACAATCTGGAGTGAGCCAATATGCTTTAATAGATGAACTGAATAGTATTCTATCGAAGAAAATATAAAAGCCGGCATTCGGACTGAGAATCCTACTGCCGGCTAAAGGTAGATATAGATGTATGAGGATGCAAATATAAAAAAGAATAAAAATATTATTAAAAATACTTGAATAATAAAATAATTACCTATAAATTTGCATTAACAATTATTACATAACAATTAAAATCAAGATGTATGAGAACCATTCTTGCGTTAATTTTTGTCTTTCTTCTATTGCAATCATTTAGAAGGACAACACACCCAATTGCTACACCAGCAATAGCATCAGGCAAAGGCGTTAATACTACTCAAAAGGTAGAGCCAAAGATGAATCAGAAAAAGTATGTTGTAGATTACATTGAACGGTATAAGGCTGTTGCTATTTATGAAGCGAAGCGATACAATATACCTGTTGCTATAACATTAGGTCAGGCGATATTAGAATCCGATGCGGGCCAATCAAGACTGGCAAAAAGAGAAAATAATCATTTCGGAATGAAATGGTCTGGTAGGGGGAAGTATGGCATTTATGCAGACGATTCTCCGACAGACAAATTTGAGAAGTTTAAATCTGTATGGTGGTCATATAGGTATCATTCCCATCTACTGGCACAAGCATCAAGATACAAGCATCTCACAAAGCTACCAAGAACAGATTACAAGAAATGGGCATACGGATTAAAAAAGGCAGGTTACGCCACAGAGCCAAAATACGCACAAATACTGATAAGCATTATTGAACGATACGAACTATACAAATATGATAAAAATGGATAAATTAGAGCAGTACAAAAAATTAGCAAAAGCATACAATGCTATGACTACAAACAACCGGTATTACATAGAGATATTATCTTTGTACCCGGAGGGATATGTCAAGTTCAAGGATATTATGGATGAATACTTGACACTATCAGGCGTAAAAGAGGATAACAATACAAGTGCAACTGTAAGCATGGGTTTGAGTAACTTGCAGAAAATTGGCTTAGTCATTAAAGCCAAAAAAACAAGGAAAAATTCATTCTTCAGATTAAACTGGGAGATGTATGACGAAATGAACAAATTAGTAGAAACTTTAAAAAACAATCAAAATGGCTGAATTAACAAAGTCTAATCAGACAAACAAAACTTATTATCGCATTAGCGGTAAAGAAAAAGCTATCCTAAAATATGTAAAGGGAGAAGCTGATGTAAAGGTAGATGCCCTTAGTGGTTATTTGGAAGACATTATTCTGATGAAAGCGAAAGCACCAAATGATGATGAACCACATTACGAATGGCAATTTATTCTTACTGACGATTCCGATCCACAAGAACATGATACGAGAATGGTGGTGAGATGTAAAGAAGGTTCATACCTTTCGGAACGTATTGTCAATATCTTACTTGGAATACCGAATCCGGGTGAACTTGAAATATGGGTTTACCCATCAACAAAAATCAAAAATTCTCCTGGCGTATCAATTAAATGCAATAAGAGAAAAGCGGAATTTGCATTTTCTGACTGGGATGAAGTCAATGGTGGTTACAAAGGTGTTCCAAAAGGAAAACCACAAGACGAAGTAAGAATAGATTTTTGGAGGCAAAAACTATTCACCGATGTTTACCCTAATTTGTTAGGTCGTAATTGGGATGGCGAAATTCAATTAGACTACAATCTAAGACAGCTTGAAAACAAAGATGTCAAGGAGCAGTATTCCGAGGAAGTTGAAATTGCCGTTGGAAGAATTGTTAAAAAAGCACAATCAAAGTCATTTGATGACATTCTGAAGGACTGGCCTTCTATGGTTAAGTTCTTTAATGACAACTGCAAAAAAGCAATTGACAAGGAAAGATTTACTGCTTTAAAAATAGAAGTTCAAAGGATTCTTGATGACAAACATACAGATGGAGATATGTATCGCCTTCAAGACGATGGAAGCTATGAGAAAGAAGATGATTTGCCATTCTAAAATAAACAAGCATGACGATTTTTATTGATATTGAAACAACAACAGAGTATAAGGAGCTGACACTTGCACCAGAAGCTACTGCTGTTTTATGGGCAGATAAGTACCACGAGAAACACGCAGAGCCGGGCATGACACCCAATGATACTTACAAGGCAGCAGGACCATTATATCCAGAATTTTCGAAAGTAATTTGTATCTCCGCATCATATATGTTGCAGGACAAGAAGATAAAATCTTTTAGTGGAGATGAAAAAACAATACTGATTGATTTTGCTGATATGATGCAGAAATTAGTAAGGGGAAAAGACACAATATGTGGTCACAGCATAAAGTTTTTCGACATCCCATTCCTAATTAAGCGATATATTTTACATTCGATTATAGTGCCAAATTTCATCAACACAAATGGTTTAAAACCATGGGAAACTGGCTGGATAATTGATACAAATGAAATGTGGAACGTAGGCAGCAATTTTAAAACGGCATTGGCTGTTGTCTGCAATACATTAGGCATTGAAACGCCTAAAGATGAAATGTCGGGTTCTGATGTGTATCAAAAGTATTGGATTGACAATGACATAGAAAGTATAGTCAGATACTGCGAAAAAGATACAATCGCTACAATGAATGTGTATTACCGAATCAAAGATTTTATTTAATTTCAAAAACCAATTTACAATGAAAACTTCAATCGTTTTATTATTTGCCCTATTGACATCAGCTATTTATGGTCAGAGTGATGACTGCAAAAAATGGGTAAAGTACCACGAAGACAAAGTCGGTGGGAAAGGATATTATGTCAATAAGGAAAGCATTATTGTCACGTTTGACAATCAGCAGGGATTAAATATTACCGTAATGGAAACAAACAAAAGCATTATATTTAGCATAGTTGCTGTTGGTGCTGGAAGATGTATTGAGGAAAAAGCTAAAATCCAAATTCTCTTTACTGACGATTCAAGAATTGAATTGCAGACAAACAATGACTTTAATTGCGAAAATTCAGCTGTTGTTTATTTCCTCAACGTGTTTGGTAAGCAATGGGAGTACGAGCAATTGTCAACTAAGAACATACAGACAATGCGAGTGTGGACATCAAGAGGATATGTAGAGGAAAATTTTTCTGAAGCGAAAGCTGAACAACTTAAAAATGTATTCAGATGCGTAAAGGTTTGGTAGGCTATCTTATAGGATTAGTAGTTGGCGTTCTTGGGCATTACTACTTAGGAGATGCAAAAATAATTCATGCTCCGGCAAAAATTATTGTCAAGACAGATACTATTTACAAGGACACTTGCGATAGTAAGTTCTTCAAGACGATAGCAGAAATAGAATCGGGCGCAATTTCCATGTCAAATTTAGATTCTTGTTATTTGCAGTCAGCAGTAACTGGAGATGGTGGAAGAGCGAAAGGTCATTTACAAATACATAATATCTGCTTGCAGGGAACAATGCTTGATAAAGTATTAGGCTACAATCATGACAGCATGTTTGACCTTGAATCGAGTTCTCATGTGTTCTGGTCAATGATGGGCATTTTCAGCCATTATTATTACCAAAAGTATGGAGATTACCCAAGCTACGAACAATTGGCTCGTATGTGGTGTGGAGGACCATTAGGCTATCAGAAAACAGCTACCGATAAGTATGCAAAGAAGTTTAATGAAGTCTATAACAAAAAATTATAATATTTATCAACCAATCCTGCAAGTAACATAAGTACAAATACTATTTTTGCTTGCAGGATATATTTAACAAAACTATGAAGGCGCAAAATATTAGAACTGGTGAAGTTATGGAAGTAACAATTAAGACTACATTCAGAAATTGGATTCATTTTGCAGAATTACCTGGTAAATTTTGTAGTCAGACCGGGCAACATAACAACGGTATCTATCGCCCAACGCACAAAATTCTTATCTAATCACTTTTTAAACAATTGAAAATGCTATCAGATTTTTTAAATTCACAGATGTACCCACAAATCCCATTTGAAAAGTACACTAAAGTAACTGAATTACTCCGATCATTCTTTATTAGAAAAAATGGATTTGCTGAAGTTCATCCACAGAACAGACTTGCTATTCTTGCAGCTTGCGAAAATCCGCATTCAATTGCAAAGTTTTCTTATGATGGTCTTGAATGGCCATTACCACAGACAGGTCAAATGACATTGGAAGATTATCTGCTTACCTTTCCAGAACAAAAAGGATTTTGCTGTGTAACTACAAGCTATCGCAATGAGAAAAATCCCGAACCCGGAAGGCATCACAAAATATTCCCGATGTTTGAATTTGAATCTGCAGGAAATTACGAACAGATGATTGCATTAGAAACAGAACTTTTGCAATTTCTTGGTTTTACTGAAGAATATGTCATCTCAACTTATGAGCTGATGCAAAAGAAATACAATGTACTTGAAATTGATTCTGCAACAGAAGGTCTTATCAGCCAAAATGAAAGTCCAGTATTTTTCCTTACCCTATTTCCGGAGCATACAAATCCTTTTTGGAATATGAAACGTGCTGGCGCAACAGCAAGTAAGTGCGATGTAATTCTGCATGGGCAGGAAACAATTGGTTCAGCTGAAAGAAGTTGCGATGTAGAGCAAATGCGAGAAACATTTTTTGCTATTGAAGGTGGAAAATACTCAGAAAAACTATTCGAATTGTTTGGATATGACAGAGTAATAGAAGAATTGAATCAATTTTTAGAACATAAATTCTTTCCTCGTTATGGTGGTGGCATTGGTCTTACTCGTCTTGTTCGTGCAATGGAAATGTCAGGTTTACTATAATGGAAGCAATCATAATATTTAATGCATCACAACAGCCATACATAAGCCTTGGTGTTCGTTTTGGTGGCATTAAAATAAACAAACATGAATATGTTTACCATCCAGTAAAAGATGCTTTTATTCGAAAGGATTACACAAAGCACATGAGAAAAAAAACGTGGGAACAATTTGTAGAATTTGCAAAACAACAAGAAAATGAAAATACAGACAAGCCTTGAATTACATGGAATCACCATAAATGTTTACGGTGAATATTCTCCTGCACAAAGAGGTAGCAGAGATAGATATGGCGTTCCATTAGAACCTGATGATGACGAAGAAGTATTTATCAACGATACATTTGTTGATGGGAAAAATCTGACATCAGAAGAGATAGCAAAAATGCTGGAAATGAATGAAGATGATTTGAATGATATATTAGAAACTGCATTGATGGAAAGTTATCATTATGATAAAGAAGCAGCAGCAGAAGCAAGAGCAATTGATATTTATGAATCTAAAAAATTAAGAGATGAAGACTATTAAAATTGGTAGTGTTGGAAGCGAAGTTGTTACTTTGCAAGAAATTTTAAAACTTATTCCCGATGGCATTTTTGGTCCAGTTACAGAAAAGGCTGTCATTGAATTTCAAATACTACATGGTCTTGTAGCTGATGGTATTGTTGGTCCAATCACATGGAATGTTTTGTTGTCTGCTGATTCAGATTCAGATAATTTTAAAAATAGTCAGTTCGTAGAATACATTATTCCTGCTGGCAAACAAATTACTACGGGATGGCTACCAAATTATTTCCCCGGACCATTTAAAAAGCGATGGTTGATTTTTCACCATACGGCAGGTGGTGACAATCCATACCAAGTAGCTGATTTCTTTGCCAATGATAACAATTCAGTCGCAACAGAATTTATTGTTGGTGGCTTAACTGTTACTGGCAAAGACAATGGGAACGATGGTATTATGGTCAGATGCATACCAAAAGATTCCTATGCCTATCACGCAGGTGTCGGCAACACACAATTGCACAAGGAAAGTATTGGCGTAGAAATTTGTTCCTATGGTGGATTAACAAAAGGCGGTTATAATAAAATCGTAGATGGCAAATACACATGGATTGCATTGCAGAAAAATACGTTTTACACAGCGTATGGTAATCCAGTATCAGATTCTGAAGTATTTGATCTCGGCTATGTTTATCGTTTCAACCAGTATTTTCACAAATATAGTCTGAAGCAAGTTGAATCATGCCAAAAGATTATTGAATATTGTAAGGAAGAACATGGCATGGACATCATGTCGGGATTGATAAAAAATATCAAAAAATTAGGAGTAGAAAAAGCCTTTGGTTTTATGCTTCAAGAAGCCAATCTTGTTCCTGGCATTTACACGCATGGAAATGTCTTTCAAGGCAAGAATGACATCTATCCCGACCCAACCTTCATTGAGATGCTAATGTCTGTTTAGAAGCCAAATTAAGGCACAAAAAAAGGGCACATGAATAGTCATGTGCCCTTTGTGTTTTTATACACAGCAGTAAATTATTTCTTTCACATTGTAACCAAGCCTACTAAGATGTGACATCTCCAAATGTTTAACATTTTCCGGTATCAGCAACATATCGTTTTTAACAATTCTTGAAATTGCTTTTCCTACTTTTATTGCATCGTCATCAAATGTTAAAATGCCGGCATCTGTTTTGATAAAAACTATCGTATTGGGATGCCGGCAATGAAGCCATTTATCATAGTCAGTCAATGTTCGGATGCAAAAAATTGCTAACTATTATCGTCACCGAACTAAAAATTTTGCTAACTATTATCGTCACCGAGTTACGCATGGGCAGTATGAATCATGCAGGTCAAATCGGGGTAAAAATGCTTAAACAACATCTTCAATGCTTCTTCTCCTTGCCCAGTACCAGCTAAGTTATAAAATTCAATGCCACAATTCTTTAGTGCATCATTTAAGGCAGCAGATTCCCTATGATAGCCATAACCACCAGCCCAGCCAGAACTATGGATATATGCTGTTTTAGGTAATGTCAGCCATATACAGCAGTAGTGTGTTTTGCTTGTTGCATAGTACCTTACAATAAACTTGCATTGTATTCTACCATCAATAATAGTCATAACTGCATCTTCCTTATAAAAGTGGTTTTCTTTGCGATTCTTACGCACATCTGCATTTTGCAGGTTTACAATTTCAAATTTCATAATATTAAGTATTAAGGATTAAAAAATAGGGCAGCAAAATACTGCCCCATGAATAAATAAGTTGTTAGTCATTAAATACGATTGGCATTACTATGTGAAGCGTTTTAAAGTCATCTGTATAGAATAACAATGCCTTGTTTAACTCTCTCATGTAAAAAGTAATTTGTTCCGAATTTGGCAAATTTATGCTGTTTATAACATCTGTAATAAACTTACCATTGACAGCAAATTTAAAGACATCATCAACTTTTTTGTCAATACTAACTTTCAGCTCCATTTCACTTTCCATGTTATTATCAAGGTCAACAGATTTGATTTTAGCTGTTTCATCACCAACATAGAATTGGATTCCGTTTGTTTGAATATTGGCAGTTATCATTACTGCACTTATCGTCTTAATAATATCTTGTTTCTTAAAACTGAATACATTGATATGGTCACTTTGCTTTGGAATAATGCTTCTTACTTGTGGGTATTTTGCATCTGTTGCAGTAAAGTATATGTCAATCGTTTGATATTGGAATCTATATTCAGTTCCAGATATTTGATAAAGAGAAAAATCATCATTTTCTAAACTTGTCAAGATCTTGCAAGTCTTTGCAGGAATAATAACACTTGTGTTGGTTTTACTGACGCATTCTGTATCATGTAGATAAAGAATATTTGCGTTTGTTGCTTGTACTGACAAGGTATTATCAACAATATCAAGATGAACTCCGCACATATTTATTCTCAATTCATCTGTACTTACATAGCCAATAGCTTTTTTGATGTGAAAAAAGACATTTTGCTTTTCGCTAAAATCAGCTATTTTATCTCCTATTTCTTTCTTATCGGGAAAACAACTTGCTTCATATATAGGAAGCGTTGTATTACCTTGTAAGGTAGTTATTTTGCACTTGTCACCCATTACCTCCATTTCAACATAATTATCGCACAGAGAAGCAATTTTGTCAAATTTTGCTGCATCAATCAGAAATTCAAAATTACCTTCAAAGTAAGATTTCTGATTCAATGTGTACTTTACAAAAGTAGTGAGGTCAGTACCGGAGATGGTAACAATACCATTTTTACCCTGCAAACAAATGTTTTCAATGTCGGGGATAATTGCTTTAGAAGGAACAATTTTGATAACTGTCTTGATTGCTTCAAGCAATTCTGCTTTTACGATTTGAATTTTCATGTAATTAAGTATTAAAATTAAAAAATAAGTTAGAACGGAAGGGAGAAAACGATTCTCCCCTTGCTCCATAGTTCCGTTATTTGTTTATAAAATCATTAAGATTATAAGTCTTTAACCAATATTGTTCGGGTTGCTTTGCTTTCCATCTTTCATATTCCCATTCAAAAATTTCATCTTGAAAAGTCCATTCATCGCCATTGTAGATATAAACATCTTTTTCTTCGTCATAATCAATCAAATCACAAAATTCAGCTGGTGCAGTATCTTCAATGACATTACCTTTTTCATCAATAGAACAGCTTCCATAGATGTAAGAAGATGTTTCACTGAATTCATGATTAGCTGTTACTCCAAATTCAACACAAATTTTGGCAACATCTAAGATATTGCTATCCCATTTTGTGTCATACATGATATTCAGTTCTGTTTCATCAGTCATGTCTTTGCTTAAATCAAAAAAATGCCTATCAATAATTTCTTCGTGACTATGAATCTGTTGTGCTAATTGAGTCCTTTTTTCAGTTTCAATAGCTTCATCAATCCTTTGATTGAGTTTTTCAATGTTTGCTGGTTCACCGCTGAACACAACATAGTTATAACACATATTTGCCATAAAATTAAAGATTAAAAAAGTGAAAAAATAAGTTTGAACGGAAGGGAGAAAACGATTCTCCCCATGCTCCATAGTTCCGTTTAGTAGGTCAATTCCTTTTCTAATTTCCGTCTTGCATCATTATCAGTAACATCTCTATCAATTATAAAAAATTTAATAACATCTGCTCCAAGTTCAAAAACCTGACCTACTGATTCTAAGTCATATTCTTCTCTTATAAAATTATTATTCCAGCTTTTTCTTATTATTATTTGACCTTTAAAATCATAAGTTAATTTATCACTTATTTTGTCGGTTTCAAAATAAAGATAGATTGATGCCCTTCCATGACCAATATCATATTTACAATAAAGACCATTAGAACGTGAACATATATAATTTTCTCTAATATGGTAATTTGTATTTATAAATCTCTCGTCTAATCCAATTTTAGCTAAAACTGAATTTGTTTTTTCGATAAAATCTAAAACGAATTCTTGAAATTTACAATACACATCATCATTGTGTTTCTGTAATGCTTCAGCAGAAGAATTAGCATTGTCTGTTAGTTGTTTAAGGTCAAACATTGACAAGTCAATATTGCCTATTTTTGCTTTAATTTCGAACATAAATTTAAGTATTAAAAAGTGAAAAAATAAGTTTGAACGGAAGGGAGAAAACGATTCTCCCCTTGCTCCATAGTTCCGTTATTTGTTTAAATGCAAATCTTCATTATAGCAGAATTGCCCAGTCTTTATTGCTTCAATAATTTCTTCCTTATAGCAGTATTCATATACTTTGCCATCGGGAGTAAAAAAAGCATACAATTCATCGTCTTGTGGCTTAACTATGCCTATCAAGATCAAAAAATAAAACATCATAGTTATTCAGATTTTAAAGCATACAAATTGAAAAAACAATCAACACTACTCCAAGAAATTCCATATTCGGAATCATGTGATTTAATCATGTGTTCTAAGGCTTTTTTTGCTCTGCCTATTGTGATATAAAGACCTTTGTCGGCATAAATATCATTGTAAGTTAAAAAGTCATCCACAGACCATTTTACAGATTCTCTTTTGTACTGCTCAAATTCAGCGAGCAATTCCTCATACATTTTTTGATAGTTCATAAGCATTAAAAATTAAGTGAAAAAATAAGTTTTGAACGGAAGGGAGAAAACGATTCTCCCCATGCTCCAAGTTCCGTTATAAATGTCCATTGTCACAAAAACTGTAATAATCATCTCCAGCTATAATTACATGGTCAAGAAGTTTTAAGTCAAGAATTAAAGATGCTTGATATATTTTCTTAGTCAATTCTATATCCATTTGCGAAGGTGCATTGTTGCCCGATGGATGGTTGTGTACTACACAAAATGCGCTGGCATTACTAAGTAATATTCTTTTATACAATACTGCCATATCGCATAAAGTTGCCGACCTACCTCCACTTGACAGCATAAACTTGCTTATTACTTTGTTAGTTCTGTTCAAACATAAAACGTGCATTTGTTCTATATCCAAAAACTTTAATTCCCGAAAAATATCTGCAATATTCTTGCTGCTTCTTATCGTTTCAGATTCTTCCTTAGCGACAAACAATTGCTTTGCAGCACTTATCTTTGCAGCCGCTTTTTTCCCAATTAAATACTGAATAGAATCCTCGCTGCATTGCATCACATTGACATTGTTATCAAAGATTTTTTTAGCAGCAGTTTTGCCAATCAATAATTCTAAATTTTCCATAAGGCATTAAAATTTTGCTAACTATTATCGTCACCGAATCATCGTCAGCAGGTTAAAAAATAAGTTTGAACGGAAGGGAGAAAACGATTCTCCCCAATGCTCCAAGTTCCGTTAAAATTCATGAAAACAAAACAATACATCTGCTTTCCTTTTTACAAGTTTTGCGCCTTTCAGTTCGTATTCCATATAACTTGAGATTCGACTAAATTCCTTATGGTTTTTAACTTCCCAACTTTTCAGAAAAGGATGGTTTTCTGAAGGAATCAGTTCAAGACCTATGCTTTGAATATAATCACATGCTTGTTCAAAAGTCATGTTTTTTGTGTTGGTTCTAATTTCTGCTGCTGTCATAAAATAGGAGTTTAAATTGCTTTAAATAATGTTTTCCATTCGTCTGTACTAAAAAACTGGATCTTGCCTGTTTTTTCAGTCTTTGTGAATCCTTTTTTATCCATTGTAAGAACTTTTACTCCTTTGTTGGTAGGTTCTATTACCTTTGCAAATAAAGTCTTTAAAAAGACGTGCTGGTGTGTCATGGTAGGTTAATTTTGAATTGTTTTAAAATCTGTTACTTCTGTGAGATGAAAATCTACTTTAATGTACTTTTTGTAGTCATGGTCATAGACTAAGCAAGTTACCCTGCTTTCCTGCATTTCATCTATTGGTAGGTAGGTATCATTCAATTGTCTGAAATTGCTTTTAGTCTTTACTTTTGCAAGTAATTTGATAGCTTTTTGCATTGTAATAAGTTTTAAAATTAGAAAATGTGATTATTGATGCATTGTAATATTTCACCCAAATTTGAGCTACAATAATATTTAATGTCATCCATGTTTTCAAATTCCTTTTCTTCGAAAAACATATAATTGCTAAATTCACCTTCATAATGAGATGGCAAATATAATTTACCTTCTTTGCCTTGATATGAAATTTCAAAACTCGGGCATTCGTCATTCCGATAAGATGCATCAATTATTGTCACATCGCTTCCAAGTTCGTATTTTAAGACATCTAAAACGAATTGCTTATTGATTGTCCAGAAATGGTGGTTTAAGTTCATAGAATCGAAATTTTGTGAGTTTTAAATAAAGTTTATTTCAAGTCTTGTATCGTTATACTTGTAACTTATTGCAGCTGGATAGAAGCCAGCAGGAACTAAAATTGACTGAATGTCAAAATTATTATCTTTTAATAGCTTTGCATCTTTATGCCTTATCAAGAAAAAAATACTTTCCTTTCCTTTATCAGTAACTTTTGAAGCATAGTAAACAATTGTATCTCTGTTCACTTTTTGATTGTTTGGTAGTGTTGGAAATTTGCCAAAATTGGTTTCCGTTACGTTCAAAAATACTTTTGCTTTTTGCATGGTATTAAGTTTTAAGAATGAATAAATAAAGTTTTGAACGGAAGGGAGAAAACGATTCTCCCCATGCTCCAAGTTCCGTTTAATATAGTTTTAGTTCATAACCGAAAACACATTGTTTTTTACCTTCTGAATCAATTACTAACATAGGTTCGTAATCTTTATGGTCGGCAAGCATATCGTCTAAATCGTAAAATTCCGAATTGAATGCTTTTCTATCTTCCATAAACATAATGATAATTGGGTATTCATCACCATCAAATGGATGTTCAACGAATCGAATTTGTTTGCCTTGACTATTTACAAATTCATGGTAAATTGTAGGTTCAAATTCTTCTAATTTGGCAAAGTTTAATTTCTGTAATGACATGAGATTAAAAATTTAAGAATGAAAAAATAAGTTTTGAACGGAAGGCGGAAAACGATTCCGCCCATGCTCCATAGTTCCGTTATTGTCCCGTTAAAATACAATAAAAGTAGTTTTTACAAATTACTTCAAGTTCATACCATTGTTTAATGGCTTCTAAGGCTTTTAATTGGGTTTCTGAGCCATCTTTATATTCAGTCGCAACAGAATCCCACAATGGAATAAATATGGTCTGAAAATCGGCAAAAAATGATGCAAAATATATACTCTCGTTTAATGTTCCCGAATTGTCAATAAATTCGGCTTGACCTACCATAAAGTCAAGAATAAAAGGGTGAATTTTGCTAACATCTAACATCACCATTGAAACACTATCTAATTTTAAACTGCTCATAAAATTGAGATTTTAAGAATGAATAAATAAGTTTTGAACGGAAGGCGGAAAACGATTCCGCCCATGCTCCAAGTTCCGTTTATTTTTGTTCGTCTTTGTATTTAGCCAAACATTCTTTACATCCGATTTCTTCTAATTTTTCAATGGCTGCCCAATTAGTTGATAGTGCAGGAGTGCCACAAAGTAAACCTTGACCCGATTTATAAATGTGTGCAGTATTTGACCAAACAGTACCTTTATTGCCAAATATTGAATAATTCTGTTTTAACTCTGAAGTTTTCATTTTATAAGGTTTTAAGCGAGCGTTAAAAAAAGTTATTGTAGTCTTGGAAATTGTTTCTATCCCAATAGCGTTTTTTGCTATCTGATAGGTTTTTAATAATGGTGTGTCTTTCTGTATAAGCAAACACCAAAAACAGACAGAAATAAGAGATTAACATGACAGATAAAAGTTCCATAAAATTTAAGATTAAAAAGTGAAAAAATAAGTTTTGAACGGAAGGCGGAAAACGATTCCGCCCATGCTCCAAGTTCCGTTTATTCAGTTATACCAAGTTGTTCGAAAATATAATCCCACTCATGCCATAAAATGTCGTTTAATTGAACATCTGTTAAACCTTCGGGGTATAATTCCTCAATTAAAAGTTCAAAGTGATGCCCTTTATCAGCTTTTAAAATAGCATTTTTTGTTTCTGTTGCTCCTGCCCAAGTTTGGAATCCAAAAAGTGTTTGGTCTTCAATTATAATTTTCATAAAAATTAAGTTTTAAGATGAATAAATAAATAAGTTTTGAACGGAAGGCGGAAAACGATTCCGCCCATGCTCCAAGTTCCGTTATTTTTTGTCAGCATAGTAAAACCCAACAAAGCAAGTAATAAGCATAATAACACAGACCGAATAATAAAGAATGTAAATAAACATAGCAGTAAAATTTATTTAAGCGTTAACAACTTTGTATCTAAGCAAGGAAGCAACATAATTTATATGTTTGCTGGTGGTAACTGACCAAAAACCCAGCCTTTTAACCTCTTGTGTTTCGTGGCAAATTTCAGCTACGAAAGTGTTGTAAGAATAAACTCTATCGTTCAATACTGATAGATTAGCAAAATACTTTTTTTGTAACATGGTAGTAAGTTTTAAAAAGATGAATAAATAAATAGTCCTTATTTCGGGAATCGAACCCGACGTTTTACGCCTTTCTGTAAATTTGCCCTATTGCACAATTGCAACAAATAAGGAAGCCCACAAAGTCAAAGAACCACTACACCATGTACGCAAAAGCCATCTGTTGTTCAACGAGAACTGCGTATATGCACATTTTCAATCCATGCCCTCCGCTTGAGGACATACAAAGATTCAGAAAAAAGATTTGAATAAAAAAATATTTAGCTAACTTTTTTTTATAACCATACACTAAGAAACAAGCAAAAAAAGACTGAAACATAGGCTGGAACTACATTTCAGTCAAAAAAAATATTTTTCAATAATTTAAAGATTTATTGAATACACAGAAAAAAGGCTAAAATTTAACACTTTTTAACTGCTTGTCTGTTTCAATCTGTAATGATATAAGAACTTCCCGACCTAAGGCAGATAAAGAATAAAACCTATTGAAGGAAGAACCAATTAAAAATTTTGTGTTATGGCTTACAATGTAGTTATCATTTATAAGCCTTTCGGCTGCAATTTTTGAGCTGTGTGCGTTTGTTAGCTGCTCAACCTCTAAAATAAGCGTCTTAAGCGTTTTTTCTGCGTTATCCTTATCTTGTATCAAGATAAGCAAATAAATTGCTCCTAAGGGCAAAGAATGAAAATTAGCCACATTTAAGGCAGAGGTATTTAAACAAATTAAGAGTTTTTGTAAGTTCATGCAGGGAGAAAAAATAAAAAAGTTAAAAAGATCTTTTTTGTGTGTGTGGTTTTATTTCGCCAAAGATACCACGCAACAAATAAAAATCCTTCACGAACAGACAAAAAACTGACTGGATGAACAGAACGAACAAAAAAAGCAAGATGGAAGGAAGCAGAACGATAATTGACCGGTATATATAATACATTTTTTCCCTATAATATACAACAAACGCTGAAACGTAGTGCTGATGGGCATTTCAGATTCTATTTAACATAATGCAAATTATAGGAAAATGAGGATTCAAGGGAGCAAATGACCATGAATAAAGCATTTGGGCATTTGGGTTTAGGTTTTGGCTGGAATTTGGGGGGGGTGGGGTAAAAAACCGATTCGCCGAGCCGCCGACCGCCCCCCCGCTCTCATATTAAAACCCCCTAACAAACATACCAGGCAACTTTTTAAAAAAATGAGCAAATGTTTGCTGAATTGTAAAAAAGCTATATTTTTGTGCAACTTTAATATCCCTTACTGTGCTACTCAGTAGAATAGTGCAGTATGCCAAAAACGGGATAATATACGCTATATGACACACAAAAATGGCTGAAGATGCGATTACTATTGGGATTTCGTTAAGAATGATAAGGACTGCACACAAACTTTCGAGAAGGAAGTTAGCGGAAGCTACTGGCATATCATTTTTGACGATTAAGAAGATTGAGTATGGAATGGTGGACCCTAAGTGGAGTACGATATGCACGTTGTTTATGCATTTTAATGTTCAGCCTTATTTTGGATTACATGTTGAACCGGTATCGAAGTATAATAAAAAATGATGCGATTGGATGAAGATTTTATAGATAATTTCATTGGGCATACTGGCGGTATTGTGAGGCATGCTATACTTTATATGAACTTACATAAGATAAAGCACATTGACTACCGGGATAGGATTGTGTTGGTTGTAGGAGTTAATGAGTGGGAGATGGAGAGGTTAAGTACGTTGTCCAATGCTATTAAGAAAGAGGATGGCAGTATTCAGTTTAGGATGGTATGGTTGTATGACAAGGGTGAGATGGATTTTAATGTTTTGTATCAGGTACATATAGGCAGTGGTTATCAGGTTCATTTGCAGACAAATTTTAAAGAAATAGATTCAGTAATTCAAAAAATTTACAATTAGATGGAAAAGGAAAAGAAATTAGGTAGTAGTCCTTATAAGGTTGAGGCATTTTTGACTGGCAGGGGGTATGTAAAGTCTGGTCGCACACAGAACTTTGGTGCATCGGGAGAGGTTGTAGCTGACTTTTATGTTTACATTAAGGGCAATTTTGAAGTTATCCTGAATGTAACGGAAGGTGTTGTGGGTATCAATTATAGTGGCAAGCAGATTATGGGATTCAACAAGAGTATGATTGAGCATATTGATTGTTTTAAGGCATACATGGTAGAGATGGAAACAATATTGGTTAACGGATAAATAAAAAACTATGAAGTATTTAACGGATGCAATTCATGCGGATGACATTAAGAAAAAGATGTTAAGTTCCTTACAAGATGTATGTGACATTGTGTGTAGTACGATGGGGCCTGGGGGAAGGACAGTTGCTATACATACGCCTAATGGTGTAATGAGTACAAAGGATGGTGTTACTGTTGCGAGGTATTTGAATTTGAAGAATAAGCTGCACAATATGATGGCCATGATGGCTATTGATGCTGCTGGCAAGACTGTAAAGGAAGTAGGTGATGGTACGACAAGTACGGTATTGTTGTTTAATCAGCTTTACAAGTTATTAAATTCGTTGTGTGATTATGAGGGAGTGAACAAGTTTGAAATATGCAGGGGCATTGAAACTGCTGTTGAAGATTTCAAGCAGTTTATTTTGAATAAGAGGGGATTGATGGTTGTTAATGGTCGTATCATTATGGACCGATTAGAGAATGTAGCTATTGTTAGTGCCAATGGCGATCGTGAACTTGGTTGTATGGTAAGTGATTTGGTTACAAGTGTTGGTGAGAATGGCATTATTGAGGTTAAGGACAGCAATGGTCCAGAAACGTGGGTTGAGAAGGTTGATGGCTATGTGTTCCACACAATTCCTTTTAAGCAGTTTTTGTCGGCTGGTAGTGGAATGATAGAGCTTGTTAATCCTTATGTGCTGTTAGCTGACATTAAGATTAGCGATTGGGATGAAATTCAGCCGATAATGACTATTTGGAAGCAGCAATGTATTGAAAATGGCAAACAAAGGCCGTTGGTTTTGATTGTAAGTGATATAGAGGGGAGTGCATTAAGTACATTGACATTGAATGCGAAGAATGGTGCGCCTGTGTTAGTAGTTAAGGCCCCGGCGTTTGGTGGTATGCGATATGACTATATGCAGGACATGAAGGTATTGACTGGTGCAAGGCAGGTGTTCTCACACATTACTGGCAATGTATTTGACCGCTTTGGAAAAGGGTTGGATTACATGGAGAAGTTGGAGTTTGGTGTTTGTGATAAGTTTGTACTGAAGAAGGACAAGTGCATTATTGTACCGAGCGATGTAAAGAATGATTTTGTTGATGATATTGAGATTGAGATTAGCTTGCGTACTGCTGTGAATACGTTGGTAGAAAAGTTAAAGCAGTCAATTGAAGATAGTGAGTTTGAGGGTGAAAGGGATATGTATCGTGACCGGGTATCAAGATTGGTAAGTGGTATGGGTACTATCTATGTAGGTGGAGATAGTGACATTGAGTTAAATTACCGCAAGATGGTTATTGATGATGTGCAGAGGGCCTGTTTTGCTTCATTAAAAGGTGGTATTGTTCCAGGTGCTGGAATAGCTTATCTAAAGGGCATGCAGTCATTGCGTGATGGATTTAAGCATGACGAAGATTCGCACACATACGATTACGCTATGGGGTATAATGCTTTGGTTGAAAGTTTGAGTGTTGTTTATTGTAAGGTCAATGAGAATTTGTTTGTTAAGCCTGAAGCAGTAGATATAAACATTGATATTTCTTTAGACGAAACTGAATTTTTTGATGGGGTGTTGCCGGGTAAGGGTGAAAATGTTAATTTCATTGACAAGGGCATTATAGACCCTGCTGATGTTGTCATCAGTGCTGTCAAGAATGCAGCGAGTGTTGCGAAGCAATTGTATTTGACCGAATGGGTATTGCAGTTGGAAGAGCAGCAAGACAATAATGTATTAGGTAAAATGTTGTACCCTGAAAGACATTAGTTATGTGGAAGTTTTTATTAGTCATAGGTATTTTGATTTTACCAGTAGGAGTATCGGCCCAAGTTGCCGATACTATCCTGCTGGCTAACAATTACAAGATTAGGATTCTTAGGAGTGGAGATACTGTTAAGATTTCTAACAAGCAATTATCTGGAGTCATAGATTTGTTTTCCAGTTATGAGCGTAGTATTGCCGGGTGTAAAGAAGAAAGTAGTATGTTGGTTTATGCCAATGGTATATGTGACAGTATGCTTGTTGCAAGCCAGTCTATTCTATCTGCTAAAGAAAGGCATTTGCAGGTATGTTTGGATGAATATGAAGTGCTGAAGGGCGTTACTGAACATAATGGCAATTTGTTAATAGATTGCATTAAAAGGGATAAGAGAAGGAATAGGACAAAGATTTGGAAATGGATTGGTGGTGGGTTGATTGGTTTTGGTGCAGGTGCATTATTTGGCGTTATAATTAAATAGATATGAATAAGTTTAATTTGATAGTTTATAGCATTTTGGTGCTGGTGTTTATTGTTTACAATATTGTCATTTTTGATATTGGTGCAAAGCACAATAAGCAAAAACAAGCAATTTCTGATTTAGAAGAACTTGTGGACCGGCTAAAGCATGATGTAAAAACCTCGCAGGAGCGCATTGACATTGCTGATAGCATAGCAGCTATTGAGATAGGCAAGTTGAGAGAAGATATGGTAGTGTTGAGTAAGTTAAGAGAACTGACATTATCGCAGGTAAAAAATGTACAAAAGCATTTGGAATATGAGAAGCATGTAAGAGATTCTATTGGCAACACATTGATTGAATGGTAATGGCAGATCACAGAAGATACACTAAGCGAAAGTACATGAGAGAGTTGGCATTTGCTAAAGGCTATTTAGAAGCATTGCTGACAATTGAACAGGAGTATGGTATGAGCGAGTTGGAAGAAGAAATAGACAAGTATAAAAATCGGATTGATGTTTTAGAGGACAGAATTAAGGGTTTGCCTCCAGACCCAGAAGATGACAATTAAATAAATCGTATGGAATGTGTACAAGAAGCATATAGTTTGGTTCATCAATATCGGTTAATACTGATGAATGAAGATACTGAATGTGGCAATGAAATACTTTGCACAATCATTGCCAAGCAATCGGCCATGGTTGCTATCAATTTATTGTTGGAAAATTGCAAGGATGCTGATATAGAGTATTGGAAAAATGTTAAAAGGGAAATTATTAAAATTTGATGCATGAGCAAGAATGTAGTTCCGAGTAAGTCTTCGGTAAAAGTTATTGGCGTTGGGAACAAGAACCCACATTTGACTGGAGAGGAGAAAAAACAAGTCATGGTAGATAAGTATGGCGAAAAGCAAGTAAATGAACTGACAGCTAAAATATGGCTATTGGTAGGGGTGCTAAACGCTTCAAGATTTGCCATTGCGGAAATGGAGCCAAAAAAAATGTCCTTTGCTATGAAGAAAAGGTTTAATGACCTTGAGGTTGCGGTAAATTTGTTTTTGAATAACTTTAAGTCCGCTGCTCCAGCAGCAGAAAGGGAGATATTGGATTCTACAAGTTTTGATACTGTTGGTACGCTGGCAGAATTGATGTGCATGGTTGTCCAATGTCCGTTGGACCAGTTGGATTGGTATTTAGAAGAATGTAAGAAAATGGTTTTTTTGGCATACAATAAACACAAAGTAGAAAATGGAATCAAAGAAAGCGAGGGAGTTAGCCGACCTCAAAAATGAAAAGTTGTTTGATTTTAGTACGTTAATTGCAAAAATATTAGACAATGCTGAGTGCGGTGAGTATTCATTAAGCATCTATGACAAAAAGATACCTGATTCAATTATTGCAAAGTTGGAAAAGTTAGGGTATCATGTTAGGAAGTTAAATGCTTCTGACGAAATAAACATTCCATGTTTAAGGTATATCATTGAATGGTAATGAGTGTTCCTGGTCAAATAATACATAGGTTTGTACTTGATGCATTAGAATTTACTATGTACAATCCTATTGATGAAGATAATAGACCAGTTGTTACCTATGGCGTTATGTTGATAGGGCCAATAAGCAATGATTTTGCAGGAAAGATAATGGATAAAAAGGTTAGTTCAACGAATGAGTTGTTTAAGCATGTAGATAAAGAGTATGACAAATAAAAATCTGTACATAAAACTTACGCCAAGAATTGTAACTGCTGTTATGTTCAATGAGGAAATGGCAGGAATGTATAAGCACATTAAGAATGCTGCTGGCATAAAAGAATGGATAGAGGACAATGGAGATGTGTTTGAAGATGTCATTAGATTTTGTGGCACTATTATAAAAATTGCACACGATAAAGGCGAGTGGATGGATTATATTGTGCAGAAAAATGACTGGATAGTTAAGATGGAAGATGGTAAGTACATTACCTACAAGGACCCAATATTTAAGAATCGATTTTTAGATGTTACTCCTGATGGATTATTGTATTTTCAAGCAAATGACAGCGAACTTTTAGACGAATACACTATTGATAGCGTTGAATATGACTTTGTTTTCTTTGGCCAAAGGCGATATAAGTTCATTATTGGCAGTAATGAAGTTTATTCGGGCGAAAAAATGGGTGGTGATGTTCTCGGCCATGTATATTTTAGCAAAAAAGACTACTACAAGTCAAAAAACAAGTACAAAATGGCTACCGAAATAGAAAGATTGATAAAAAACAGAGGATTTAGGCTTTTAATGAGTGGAACTGAAGAAGAATTATTTAATATCATTCAAATTATTAACAGAAAATGAAACAAAAGAAGATTGAAGCACCGGTTTTCCCTTATACGGTCACAAAAGGGCATGTAGTTTTATGTTATGAGGACAAAACGACTTACGATTTTTCTGGTTTTGAAGAACCGCACAGAAAAACTAAGGTTCGTTCGGCAATTATTGTTTCTGTTGGCCAGGATGATGTGTACGGAATGCACCCATCACTTACAGTCGGCCGAAGAGTGTTAATGCCCGCTGGCAACAAACAATTATTTGAATTTAATGGCAATGATTACTACTTGGTACATCATCTTGACATAAAAGTTATCGATCCAGCAGACGATGATGAATTAGTTGCCAATATGCTAATTGAACAATTTAAACAAATGTCACTTGCGGCCAAAACACTATTCATTGATTTGCTTGACGAGGCTTCTAACGAAGTTCTAAAAAATATATTCGAAGAAGATGAAGATAGCGAATAACAAAGTATTGATTATGCCTAAAGGACATTACACCAGCGATGGCGTATTTGAGCTGTACGACAGCTTTAATCCCGAAAGGCATTGGTCAGTATCAGGACAGGTAGTAATGCTTCCAGACAGGCTTGTATGCAACCATGGCTACATAGAGAAATTGAGAAAAAACAGAAACCCTATTAGTCAAAAGATTATTCAAGAATCAGTAAGAACCAGTCTTGATTTTGAAACTTGCAATCAGCTTGCTGTTGGTGACATGGTATGGTTTAGATACAATAATCATGCAAATGTATTGGATAATGGAGAGTACATTGAGTATAAAAATAAAAAATTGTTACTGATTGATTACGATACATTGTATCTTGCATTGCGCAATGAAAATCAGATTCCTTTAAATGGTTGGATATTTGTAGAGCCAATTGATTACAGTAAAGATGAATTGATTGCTTTAGGTGGCGGTTTCGAAAAGTGGATTAAAGATGAACGAGTGCCAGGGATGGGCATAGTTCGTCTTATAGGTGAGCATAACAAAAGCTATATTGATGGCAAGCCTGAAGGCCAAGACATACCAGTCGGTAAAAAAATACTATTTAGAAGAACATTGAATGTGCCAATTGAATGGGCATATCATAAAGAACTAAATGAAGGTAAATATCCTTATTACAGGATGCAGCGTAGAGATGTATTAGCAATAATTGATTAAACAACACTTTAATTTATAAAAATGAAATACACTACTATTAATTATAACCCATTCAATGCATCAAGTATTGTTAGTGCAATATTGCAAGCAATGGATGAAAAAGAAAACTTTGACAACGAATGCAATTTTTATGCAACTGAAAAATATGAAGCAATAGAACCAGTTCAATTGTTTAATGACATTAAAAACAGGACAACTCGTCAAACATCATATTTTTATTATGCAAACAGTTGTTTACTGGCATCATACATTACGGAAAAATCAACTATTGATGAAACACTAAGTGCTAACTTGCGTTCTGCCTTAGTTATTGTTGGTAGTAACTTAAACAACGTAGCAAATTTACAAAGACTAATAAGGATGATTAAAATAAACAATAAAAGGTCATTAAGAAGTTATAGCATCCAAGGTGAAGTTTTTATTGCATCTGATTTGTACGGTGCTGTTGTTGATGATCAAGAAGTTAAGGATAGAATCATAAATGCCTATAATTCAAATGAAATTATTGATGATTTCAAAAACAACAATCTTGAAGCAAATAGATAACTATGTCGGCATCAGTATATATAAACTATAAGCAGTACGAACACATGGCTCTGAATCCATTTTCGGTGACAACATCGAAAACAATGGATTCAGAGTTTAAAATATTCAAGCCTAAGAGATTTTGGGTTGTTCCCGATACTGCGGAGTACGAAATGTGGAGAAAAGAGAATACAGACAAAATTCTGCGTTTTGTTATATTAATGATAGACCCCGAAAGTCCACACTACGAAGAAAGAAATTTCGATATTCGTGCTGGCAAGTCAATGCATTCATTACAAATAGGAGTTAAAAGTGCCGAGTTTAAAGAAATAGAAAACATGGGTGCTGTTTATTCTAATGTCATGTATGAGTTCTTTAAGATAATGAACAACCACATGTATGAAACGTGGTTTTCCAGTAAGATGAACTTGCACCAATTAAACAAATATTTAAGACAGCCTCCAGTACCGGACAAAAACGGTAGCGTGGCATCTGATGTAAATGCAAGAAGGCAGTTGTCGCAAGTAATTACGGACCTAACATTTGATTTAATGGAAATAGAGTACCAATTATTTCCTGATAATCGACTTGCTAAAATGATAAATGACAGAGCAGCTGACGATGGATTAGGTGGCTATGCAGAACAGTTTGCGGAGGACCCAAATTTCTAAACTATGGATGATAGGTTTAATTTTGATAAGGACAATTTATATACAGCAGATTATCCTCCATATCCCGAAACGATAAATGTTTTGGGATTTGAATATCCAGTAACAGTTCCAAGAAAACCGCCAAAATCTAAAATGCGGAATTATGGATTGCCGTTAAAGGAACAAAAGTTTAAAAGAGATCAAATACCAGGTGACATTAAGATGTGGCCTAAACGTGTCATGGATGAATTTGTGTCATTGATGTGGCACAAAAGAAGAAATGGCGAATGGTGGATTATTGGTGGGCAGGAAATATATGTTACTGGCAAGGCATGGACATTTTTTAATTTTTGGCATACAGAACAAGGTACATTGCCTGAATTTCGAATGGAAGCTGTTGAGTTTTTTCTTGTATGGGAATTTATTGAAAGAGATGGCAATTGTTTGGGATTGCTTGATATAAAGCCAAGGCGTATTGGAGATACAGAGAAAACGCTGTTTATTATATGGGAGTATTGTAGCCGGGTAAGGTATCAGCGTGGTGGAATGCAAAACGTAAAAGACGATGCAGCTGAAAAAAACTTTAAGCGATTAGTCAAGGGCCATAATAAAATGACACCTTTCTTCAAGCCGTTTTTAAAGGGTTCTGACAGTCCTTCTCAGACATTAGAGTTTGCATATCCCGAACAAAGGATGACAAGAAAGAAAATTTCAAATGAGAAGCGTAAAGGAAATGTAAGCAATAAGTTGCTGGAATCAAATTTCAAATTTAAACCAATAGAATCATCAATAGACTTTGAAGCATCTGTTCAAGGGCGATATGATGGTGAGCGTTTAGGTAGGTATCACTTAGATGAACCTGGTAAAATCACCGCATTCAATATCAGAGAACAATGGCCTGTTATCAGAAGAACATTGACATTGAACAATGATAGAAAAGTAGTAGGCAAATCAATATGGACAACAACAGTTGAAGATTATAAGAAAGGAAAGAAGTCAGGTGAGAATATGTCAACCATGGCTAACATCAAGTTTTTTTGGGATAATTCTAATCCTAATAAGCGAGATGGCAACGGCAGAACTATTACTGGCTTGTACCGATACTTTAGAAGTTGTATCATGTCTGACGAGCCAGATGAATTTGGGTTTTACAATGAAACAAGGACAATAGAAACTATTAACAACACAAGGAAGTCACTTGAAGATATTGGAGATTGGGAAGGATTGGCGCAGTTTAAAAGGCAGTACCCAATTACCATTCAAGATGTATTTACTTTGCCTATTGATGATTGTGTTCTTATGCCTGTATTATTAGACAGAAGAAAGCAGCAGATAGAGGATGGATTAAACTGGAGAAGTAAGATGCCGGAAACTGGGCCGATAAAACCATTAGAAGTAAGAGGTGACTTAATATGGGTAGGTGGACAGTTTGGTGGCAATGTAGAGTTCTATCCTAATCCTACTGGCCGGTGGTATATAAGCCAATTTCCTGTTAAGCCAAATTACCGTACAATTGTAAGTAAGGGATTGTATAAGCCGGGCAACGATGATATTTATAGTTTTGGAGTTGACCCTTACGACCACATGGTTGAAGGTAAAGCTGGCGAAGATGGAAGTCCAATACATTCAAGAGGTGCTGGTGCTGTTTATCGAAAATATGATGAAAGTGTTGATGGGAATCTTGATCGTGATGAAAATGGTGAGATTGAAGATAGTGAAGTCCATTTAATGAAAACAGATACGTTTGTTTGTGTTTACGCTAACAGGCCACAAGACCCATACGAATTTTATGAGGATATGTTAAAGACAGCTATCTATTATGGAGTGCAGATGTTTTTTGAAAAAGATAAGCCTGGCGTTGGACAGTTCTTTAGAAATTCAAAAAAAGATGGCCAGTCATTCGGTTCATACTTAAAAGATAGGCCAAAAGAAACAAGGACCGAGTATGGAAGCAAAAAAAGGGAAAAAGGCACTAAAGCATCAGCTCCGATAATAAATTTGTATGTAGATGCTTTAAAATGGCATGTTATTCATAGGGTTCATAATTATCATCATTACTTGATACTTGATGATTTTAGAAAATTTAAAGTTTACAACAGAACTGAATGCGATTTAACTGTTGCTTGTGGTTTTGCTTTATTGGCAGCTGGACCAGTAATGAAAAAAAGAATTGAAGCAAGAAGGGAGGAATTTAATAATAATGTCGCTTACTTTAGAAAATATAATAGAAAAAGATAATAATCATGTACTTATTTATAAATTTATATCACTATTTTTGTCCGTAATAAAAACTTTTTTATGGAAAGCACCAGAGATAATGCATATATAAATACGGAACAGTATAAAAAAAACAGTTATACAGTTCCAACTGAAAAAGACCCTGACTCAATGGATGAGAAATATTTTCTCCGTTGGGCGCAGTATGTTTGGAGCCAATATGCAACAGATAGGACATTAGTGCCTTATGGTGGTTACACGCCATCAGGGAGAACCTTTTACGAGTTAAGAGCGTATGCATTAGGACAGCAGGATAGAACTATCTATATGGACCTATTAGACCAGTGTGACGATAAAAATAAAAACGAAGGCTACTTAAATATAAATTGGGATAATGTACAAGTAATGTCAAAATTCAGAGATATTGTTAGAGGTAAAATGATAACAATGGATTTTGATGTAGTTACTACTGCAATAGATGAAACAAGTACAAAGGAAAGAATATTGGAAGTTTCGAAAATGAAATTGTATTCGAATCCAGCAATGCAGCAACTGTTCCAACAAACAAATGTACAGCCTACAAATGTAGAATTACCCGAAGGAGTTGAATCGCCAGAGGATGTGGAGATATTTAATAAGATGGGCGGGTTCAGATTGAATCAGGAATTGATGATACAAGATGCAATTGAATGTACAAACTATGAATCGGGATGGTCAACAATCAAAAATCAAATAGTTGAAGATATTATTGATTTGAATATTGCTGCTACATTGACCTATTTAGAAAAAGCCACTGGCATAGTAAAAATTGATAGAATTGCTCCGGAAGAACTTGTATGCCGACCAAGTAAATACCAAGACCACAGAGATATAGATTATGCAGGTTTCGTAAAAAGAAAAACATTAGGGCAATTGCGAATGGAATGCAATATGTCTGAAGAAGAATTAAAAAAAATAGGCAAGTTGTATCGTGGGTTTGGTGGCAATGCTTCTTATGTATCAGAAGACCCGTTATCGTATCAGAGGACAGCCAAGGGCGATTACATTGGCACAGGTACTAATTCTACAATGTATGATGGCTTTTCTGTTGATGTAATGGAGTTCTATTTTATCGCAAAAGAAGCCGAAGCCTACATCATGGGTTATCATAAGGATGGTAATTCTATTTATGATAAAGTTGGCTTAGATGCCAATCTTGACAAAAGAGATGAACAGCGTGGCAAAGCAAAAGATGTAAAAGAAATTGAATATGTTTACAGATGCAAATGGATCGTTGGTACAGATTATGTTTTTGATTATGGCAAAGAATATGCAGTTGTAAGACAAGGGCACAATGGTGTAAAAAGAGCAAAATTGCCAATTACAATTTATTCAGACAGGTCACCATCAATTATTGAAAGATGTATTGCTTTTATAGATGATATACAGCTGGCAGTATTAAAGAAAAGAAATTTATTGTCAAAAATGGCCCCTGGTCCAAGGATGGCAGTTGATAAATCTTTAATGGAAGATTCAGTTCTTATTGGAAATCAAAACTATACTATTCTTGACCTAATTGAATTGTTTCCAAAAACAGGTGTACTTGTTTATGAATCGGTTGGTGAATGGGAGAATGGTGAAATGGCTGGCAGTAATAGGCCGCCAATTCAATTTATGCCTTCCGGTGTACAAGAAGACTTGTCTATTCTATTACAGGATGTAGCTTTTTCTATTGAACAAATACGTTCAGTTACAGGTATCAATGAAGTTGCTGATGGTAGTTCGCAGCAACAGGATATGCTTGTAAAAGTTATGGAAGGCTTGAATGCTGCAACAAACAATGCACTAAGACCGCACTTTCAATTGTATTATGGTTTATATGAAAACCAATGCCGGTATATAGCGCAAAAATGGCAAGTATCTGTATTGAATGGAGATATTAAAACCAATTACATACCGATTGGTGACAATATTTTAAAAACAGTCATATTAGGCAAAGATTTATACGACTATGACTATGGTATAAAAATAAATCTTAGACCTACACAGGAGGACCGGCAGATGCTTATCCAACAATTGTTTGGAATGCAACAGCAACAACAAATATCGGGTGCTGATTTTTTTGTGTTGTATAATATGATTACATCAGGAGATTTAAAAAAGGCACAGTTGTATTTTGCAAAAGCCACAGCTTCATTTATGCGGACACAACAACAAATGCGAATGCAGGAAATGCAAGCTCAAGCAGAAAGTAATGCGCAGTCTGCACAAGCAGCAGAACAAGCTAAAATGCAAACATTGCAAATGGAGATGCAAATGGCAATGCAAAAGATGCAAATGGAATTCGAATTAAGAATGCAGGAGAACGAACAAAAACACAAACACAAATTAGCGGAAATTACAATGCAGTTGACAGGACAAATTGAACAGCAAGCAGTCGGAAAAACAATGGATTATGCATTGCAAGACCAACAACAGCAGCAAATAAATATGCAAAATCAAGGTTTGTGATATTTTTTTGAAAAATAATTAAATTTATTAGGATAAATCCTATATTTTTACATCTTAAATATTAACAAAACGAAGAAATTATGCAAAACGAGTTTAACCCAAATCCTCAAACGACTGATTTATCAGATGAATTTGCAAGTCTGCTAAATTCATATCAGGAACAACCCGGACAACAGGATGTAAATCTTCCTCCAAGTATTGGTGACCTTCCTATTGATAAATTTGAAAGCTATCTGGTGGAGGCCACCGGTGGTTCGATTAACAATTATTCTCAGTTTCAAGAGGCTTTAACTGCGAAGGACAAATATGCCGAATTACAGCAAAAACTTGGCTACTTAGAAAATCAACTTACGGAATATCAGGGAGGCCCAAAGTATTCAAATGAGTTGGTTCAGAAATTAGACGAGATGTATCGGAATGGCGTTCCCGAAGATAATATTCAAGAGTTTATCAAGCTGCAGCGGATGAACATTGATGAAATTACTGATAAGGATGTCATGAAGATGGTGTACAGCAAAGAATATCCTGGGCTAAAAGAAGATGAACTGGAACAATTGCTTGAAGATGAGTATGGTGATCTTGATGGCATTGGCGGTGTTAAAATCAAAAAAGCAGCAATAGAAGGTCGCAAGAAACTTCAACAGATGAAGGTAAACTTGCAAGAACCTGAGGCTTTACGCATGCAGAAAGCAGCTGAAGCTGACGCTGAAAAGACTTATAACAACTGGCACAAAGTTGTCAATACTATTATGAGCAAGCCACAGCATGAATTTAAAATTGACCTTGGCGGTAAAGAATCGGTGTTGAATTTTTCATTACCAGATTCCGCAAGAGAACAAATTAATGTTGAGATTGCAAAGTATGCAACAATGTACAAGATACCTCCTACAAAAGAGGGCATGGCTCATTTGAATGATTTCGCAGAACGAACCCTTCTATTCCAATATGGTAAAGACATCATTGCTACATTTATGAGAAATGTTGCTGCCAATGTTCGCATGGAAGAACTGGCAAAAGTACACAACATTGAACTTGTAAGAAGAGCAGATGGAAAAGAAACCAAAGTGCAAGCTAAAAAATCTGCATACGAACAACAGATGGATAGGCTTGCAAAAGAAGGAATGGATGGAAAATGGAGATAAAATTAAACTATTCAATTTAAAAACTTAACAACAACATGGCATACACTCCGTTTATTTCCCCTGCATCAACACAAGATTTAAGACCAAACTCTTTTGGTGGTGTAGGTGGTAACTATCAATCGCAAGGTGTTATTTCGCAATACCAAATGTATAAGCCTAACGAACTTATTCAAGTATTCGAAAGACACAACTATGCGCCCAGTTTCCGCATGATGCTAAAAACAATGGGTTTCCGTAGAGGTTCTTATGCTCCAACAATTGGGCATTATGAATATCCATGGAGAAAAAACCTTATTACGGTTGGCACAATTGTAACTCCTTCGGCAGGTCCCGGCACTTCAGTAGTCATCTCTCTTGATGCTGGTGATATGTACAACGCAGGTGTTACAGTAGCTGGTGTTGCCGCACAGGCATCATACCCAATCAAAGGTGAATTGGTATTGTTCCCTGATGGTAACATGGCACAAATCATTGCCAAGGACACTTCTGTAACCCCACACAGGCTTACACTTAGACCAGTAAACTCTACTGTTGACCTTGCAACAAGCATTGTTGTAGGTGAAGCATACTTCATTGCATCTAATGCATGGGGTGAAGGTACTGGTTTGCCTGAAGGTCGTGTTCCACGAGTAGTTCGTTACAGTAATACTTTCCAAATTGTAAAGCAAGCTGCTGGTTCAACTGGTTCTGAATTGACGAACCAAATGTACTTCGAACCGGTAGAAGGAAAGCCAGGTTCTTTCTTTGCAAAAGTATCTGTTGATGCTATGTGGAGATTTGAAACTGAATGCGATGGTGCATTGCTTTGGGGTCAACAAATTAACAACATTACAGAGTTCAATCCAGAGCTTGGTTTTGATGTTAACATTTCCGGTACTGAAGGTCTTATCCGCTTTGCAACTGTCAATGGAAATACAGACACTTATACTGTTGGTAACTTCCAGATGGCAGACTTTGATGACATCAGCCGTTACTACGAGCGTGAGCGTATCGGTATCAATGACATCATGGCATTGCAGGGTATTGACATAAACATTGAAATCGAGAACGTACTCATTGACTTGCTTGATGGTGACTTAGCAGCTATGTTGACTAAGGACTACATGTATGGTGATGGTATGTTCATGGATGCAATGAAGCCTAAGTTAGATGCATCTGATTTTGCTATGAAATTCGGTTTCAGAGCAGTTAAGAAATCAGGCTATCGCTACTACTTCTATTGCATGCCTGTATTCAATGAGAATGTAGGAGCAGGTGCAGCTGGTTATGACTATCCTAACTGGCAAGTAATGTTCCCTGTTGGTTATGCAAAAGAAAAATCTTCTGGCGATAATCGTGCAACAATTGGTTATGAATATAAGCAGTTGGGTGCGTATAGCCGTGAAGAAGTAATTGCTGACATCAGCGGTGTTGGTGTTGCTGGTTCGGGAACACCATACAGAATTGCATCGAATCAATTTGATTTGTACAAAATGGGCATGGTTGCAGAAATCGCATTCCATGGTACTTGTGCAAACCACATTACTCTCGTGCGTCCTGCTTAATCTTCATAGTTTTGTTAGCCTCCTCGAAAGGGGAGGCACTTTAACGCAACATAGAGTAATGGTAGCTTGCTTGGCTCATAACCAAGAGTGTGTTGGTTCGAATCCATCTGTTGCGTCTATTTTTCAATTTCAAATAACAAAATTATGGGATTAATTCTTAATGGTATCGTAAGTGGTAACAAGTATGAGGATGAACTTGTTTCCGCAGACAAACTTATTGATTTGTTTAAATTAAAAGACAAATTTACTAAGTCAAAATCTGTTATACGTTTTGATTTGCATCAGAACATGACAGTAAAAAAAGATGGTGAAGTTTTTCACCCACAACAAATATCAATTCTTTGTTTGACAAATGGCACTTACGAAGGTGACCAATTTGAGTTGCAATACTACAAGACAAGAACAAGAAAAGATATGGGTACTAAAGGCAAAGCAGATTACATGTACACGCCCAGAAAAATTCAATTTCAAGGCAATACATTAGCTGTAAATACTGAAAACGACAAAGAGATGGCAGTATTTTTAATGCTTCATACTCAATGCGAAACATCTCCAGTAAGAAAGCGTGGCAGTAGAATGGTATTTACATTGCACGATCCTCATGCAAAGGCATTAGAGCAACAGAAATCAATGATGGCTGCATTGAATATTTATAATTCAATTGCAAACGACAACATTGAATCTTTGCGTTTGATTGCACAAGGTATGAGATTGGGCAACTTTACCGATAAATCTGCATCAATTGTTAGAGCGTCATTGTTTCAAAAATTTGAAGAAATGAAAGCAGCAGGTAAAATGAATGAATTTATTGAAAAGTACGAATCAAAAGTAAGTACGTTTCAAGGTATTGTTTTGGATGCTGTACATCGTGGCATATTGATGCAAGTTCCTGAAAAAGGATTCTTTGTTTACAAGTGGGGAGTAAACACAAACAAAGCTGGTCAGCTGCTATATACAGTTCCAAAAAATCAAACGCCAATTGAATCTTTGATTGAGTTTTCTATTGACAATTACGAAACGGTAATTTTGGCAATAAAAGACGAAATCATTAAAGAGAAAAACAGAAATGGTTTAGATAAAGCGGTAGATGATACGTTAAAAGAACTTATCGAAATATCAAATACTGAAGAAGAACCGGAACCAGTAAAAGAAGAAGTGGTAAAAAAAACAAAAACCATTGGAGTAAAAAAAACTCATAACCTTTAAATAGACATACAAAATGGCACTTGTTCCATCAGCGGTATTTAATTTGATAGAAGGCGATGCTAATTATAGAAAAATCGTTGCCGAAATTCAATCCGTACCACCTCTTGTAGGTGTATCGTACAATGTATATTTTAGAGTTGATGGTCCTATTGCGCCATTAAAACTACCTAATTTTGCAACCCCTGATGGAACACTTACGCCATTAGTTTCATTACAAGTTATGCCTTTGGTGAATCTTCCGTTAGATTCTAATGGAAATACCTTAGAAGGCACATACATCCTAAAGTATTTTATTGAAGATGTCACAATTCCAGGCGTATATTCGGAAGTTACATCAACAATAAATCTCA